CTGGATCGCAGCGACTGGATAACCACACAGGGCTTCAATGATTGGAGCATAGCCAACAAATTCGAGAGCAGTCCCATGGGGCATCCTCCTGAAGAGGCTCACAGACAGTGGCTGGAAGAACATTATAAATATATCAACTAGGACATACCATGACAGATCAGATCACAGCAGCCAATCACGCTTTCGCAGACACATTCAAATTTTATCTGCTGGCACACAACTACCACTGGAATGTAGAAGGGATGTTTTTCGCCAGCCTGCACGAGCTGTTTGGTAACATCTATGAAGAAGTCTTTTCGGCTGTGGATCCACTGGCAGAGCATATCAGAGCAATGGGGGCTTATGCTCCCGGCACGCTCAACCTGGTACAAGAGTACAGCAGTCTACCCGACAGAGACAGCGAACTGCCAGATGCCCAGGGCATGATAGCAGACCTGTTGGCGCAGAATGATATAGTACTTGAGACGCTGCACAAGACAATGATGTATGCGGACGAAGCTGACAATCCCGGATTCAGCAACTTCCTACAAGAGCGTATGGCGCAACACAAGAAACACGCCTGGATGCTCAGAGCCAGCCTAAAATAATTATTGACATATCCGTATAATCATATATACTGATGAAACTTAGGGTGATTAGCTCAGTTGGTAGAGCCCTGCTTTTACACAGCAGTTGTCGGCGGTTCGAGTCCGTCATTACCCACCAATGGTGAGGTGCCTGAGTGGCCGAAAGGGGCGCACTGCTAATGCGTTGTAGGTGGCGACACCTACCCAGGGTTCGAATCCCTGTCTCACCGCCAATTTTTTTTAGGGTCGATCAATGAAAATTCTCATAATGGGATTGCCCGGAAGTGGTAAAACTACCTTGGCTCGCGCACTGGCACCCAAGTTAAAAGCTGTACACTGGAACGCTGATGCGGTGCGAGCCAATCTCAATACTCATTTAGGATTTAGCGAAGCAGACCGCATCGAACAAGCTCGCAGGATGGGCTGGCTTTGTGATCGTGTCACTGAAGCTGGTCAGATAGCAATCGCTGAATTTGTATGCCCAACACCTGCTACACGTGCAGCATTCGGCAAGGCTGATTGTACCATCTGGATGGATACTATCAACAAAGGTAGATACGAAGATACCAACAAGATGTTTGTTGCCCCTGAAATCTCAGGCGGTGATTATCGAGTAGACACACAGGACGCAGAGTTTTGGAGCAAGGTTATCTATGAAGACCTAGATTATCGCCTGCGCCCTTCTTGGGTCAAAGCACTATGGTTGGGTTTCAGGAGCGAACATTGACATACGTTTGGGACAATAAAGCACCAACAGTGCAGATGCTGGGTCGTTGGCAACCCTGGCACGACGGGCATCAGGCACTGTTCGAACGCCTGTTGGCTAAGACCGGACAAGTGTGCATAATGATACGTGATACCAGCGGCACAGAAGGCAATCCTTTCAATGCGGAACACGTGCAAGGACTCATTCACAATGCTCTGTCAGAGAAATATGATGGAAGATATAAGATCTTGATAGTGCCTAACATTGTACACATCGGATGGGGTAGAGGAGTAGGATACACTGCTGGGGAGGAGACTTTCGACGAGAGCATCACTAGCATCAGTGCAACCAATATCCGTAAACAGATGGGTATCACGTGATAGACTATGTGATCTGGTGTCCCATAAGATGTGGAAGCATACTTGCGAGTAAAATATTACTGGCAGCGTTGTATGATCACCAGCACCATTTATTATACCATAATCACGAAAATACAACATATGAAGGTGACGCCAAGCTGGTTCATAGCCACAGTCCTGAATTTTTCATTAACAGCAGCGTTAAAATCAAAAAGATAGCTTTAACTAGAAACATATTTGACAGCGCAGTCAGTCAAGAAATCATGCTGCAAACTGGCATAGGCAATCTGGTAAATGATCAACAAGTTGAGGAATACCGTAACACATTTGCTGATAGCAAATTAACAGTGGATACTCAACGTTTTGTAAACAGGCTGCATCAGATAGATGATAAATTCTCCCAGGTGTTTGATAGCACCGCATCATATGTAAGCATCAGTTATGAACAAATCAAAGATAACCCGTTGAATGTCTTAAAATTGATAGGCGTAAACAAAAAACTAATCAATATTAAAAATGTTACAAAACCTATAACTAGTCGCAAGATTCCATTGGAAAAGTCACATATTGTCAGCAATTACACTGAATTACAGATGATATATGCTAATACCCGTCTTAAAAACAAGAGTTTAATATGAAGAAGATTTATAAGAGTTGGCAAGAGGTAGATGCTGATTGTATGCAGTTAGCATTGAATATTTTCAAGACAGACTGGCGTCCAGATTACATCGTGGGACTCACACGTGGTGGGTTAACCCCTGCTGTGCTGCTGAGCCATAAGTTGGCTGTGCCTATGCACACATTGAAGGTGCAACTTCGTGATGATGAACAAGATTGCGAGATGAACTGCTGGATGCCTGAGGATGTTGTGGACGGTAAGAACATCCTGATCGTAGACGACATCAACGACACAGGTGAGACACTAGCCTGGATCAGATCAGACTGGAGCAAGAGCGTGTTCCAGGGTGATATTGCTTATCACTGGCACAAACGCATCAAGATAGCAGTGTTGGTAAATAACCTGGCCAGCAAAGAGTCAGTGGACTTCCATATCGATGAAGTCAACAAAGCCGAAGATCCTTGCTGGATCGTGTTTCCCTGGGAAAAATAATGAAACTTTTGTTTTTGGCCGAAAATCCGGAAAAGATAGCAGACAATATTCGCAATAGCACAGATGCGAAAGTCATTAGCGAACAAGACGTGATAAACGATACATTTTGGCGAGACAAAAAAGAAAGTCCCTTGTACAGCGAGTGGCTTGTTGAAAGGGTCAAGGGTCTCAGCCAAGTTTATACCTATAAACGACCTGTAGTGTTTGTGCTGGATCAGAAACACCAGACAGCAGTGGCGAAAATACCTCACGATGCCAGCATAAGAGTGCATACCGATGCTCAGCCCAAACGCCTGAGCCAAGCAGTCAGTTATGATTCCGATCTGGAGATAACTGAAGACCAGATCAACCCAGATTTTTATCAACAATTTTTTAGTTGACATTCCTGTGTAAACTGCTATCATACAAATAAGGCCCCTTAGCTCAGCAGGATAGAGCAACAGCCTTCTAAGCTGTGGGTCGGACGTTCGAGTCGTCCAGGGGTCGCCAACTACCACAGAAAGGTAATACAATGGCTAATATCGCAGACAAACTGACCAAAGTGAATGAATCGTATACCATCAATATGTACGATAACGGATATATGGTGGAAGTGGGCGGACGTGACGAAGAAGATGATTGGAAGACCGCCAAGATCATCTGCAACACGCTGAAAGAAGTGATCGACATTGTGCATCAAATTGACGCAATGCCACGCAACGATTAAATATCGGATGACAGACATCTGGTACTATCGAGAATTGGATTATCCTCAGATGCCAGAGCAGTTGATAACCGCTGCTCTGGATCTCCTGCCGGATCTTGAAGTGGAATCTAAAAGTTATGGACATTTGTCCAATATAAACAAGCTACAAAATTTCAATAAAAATTTCCAGCATATGAGTTTAAAACGTCATATGAATATCGACGGCAAAAAAATTCTACACGCTCCTAATTTAGGTGTAGACTTAAATGCTGAAACAGAAAATTGGGCCAGAGCAAATATTGCAGAAGAATTTTTGCACATACAGATAAGCTGGACTCCTAAAAATCGCAAGATGAGCGGCGCACACAGCGATGCTACCCGTAACTACACTATGTTATATCTGTTGGACACTGGCGGAGACGATGTTATAACCAGTTTTTATCAGGAAAAAAACCAGCCTGTACAGAGACTCAATAAAACTTTTGTAGATGATTATGACAATCTTATCAAGCTGGCAGAGATCAAGGTAAAGCCTCGTACCTGGACAATATTGAACAGCACCATATTGCACGGAGTGGAAAACATACAGCATCCCCGTGTGGCCATACAGATAGGTTTCGATAAATTTAATCAAAAAATAAATTGACTGCTGTTATTATTTTTGTTATATTACAATGGTACTGTTGAAAAAACAGAGAAAAAGGAAAAAAACAAAATGAAGATGAACAAGACACAGGTAGTCACCAAGCAGGACAAGTTGCTGAATGCTTTCAAAGCTGGTGAACAGTTGACAGCCGCACAGATCACTCATCGTTTCGGTGTTGCCAATCCACGTGCAACGGTAAGCGCATTGCGTTTCAAGGGTTATGCCATCTATGCTAACCTGCACAAGGACAGCAAGGGTCGTGAAACCACCAAGTATCGCATTGGCAATCCACGTCGCGCAGTCGTAGCAGCTGGCTATCGTGCTCTGGCTGATGCAGGAATCAGCCTGGACTGATTGTCGTCATAAATAACTGGTCAGCACAGCGATGTGTTGGCCAGTGTAGCTTTTGAACGGCACACAACTAGCATATGATAAATGTATTAGGCTAAACACCAAAATTTGGCCAACTAAATTAAGAACTTCACAAATTGAATAACTAGCAAATCATAAAAGAAAACTAAACCTTTAACTAGCGGAACCCATGAAAAACGGGGTGATTAGACGGAGACACCGGTAAGCAATTACCGGTGTTCTTCTTATTTGGGCTGCCAGCCGTTACAGCAACCACGTGCTTCAACTGTTTCATTCAATCGGAAAACATCAGGCATTTTTTCATTTAGTGATTCAAATAAACCGCATTTATTAGGTTTGTTAAACCAACTGCAATTTTCGCAACGAACTTTATGTTCCACATAACCAGCTTCCTTGGGAGTGACTGCCTCACGTATTACCTGGTCGTCATAGGGTTTGCCATACACATATAACCCGCAACTGGCATCAGCAATGACCTTGTCGTTCTTGCCAAATATGCTGCAACGCTGTTTTTCAGGCATGAACATGAAACAACTGCCACATTGAGCAAAGTCTTTTATGTCAGGATCAGGATCCAGATAAAGGAACGCACTGCGATCTGTTTTGGCAGATTCGGTTTTGCCTTCCATGATGTCTAATAGTCGCTTCATTTCCATGCAATTATTTATCTATAAATAGGCTGGGCTAACCCAAAGGATCCTAATCAATGAGAATTATTTTATCACTAATAGCTTTGGCTATAAGCACCTGCTACAGCCTAGCTGCCGAGCAACGTGCACCACTACCTGCCGCTCAATGCGCCCAACACGTGCCATATGGCCAGCCTGTGGTGACTAAACCTGACGCTGCACTGATCTGTCGCCGGGGTTATTTCCTCTATCACGACAATGCTGCTAAAATCCCTGCTTGGGTCGCCTGGAACATCACTCCAGAGCACGTGAACGGTTGTATCGCACGTACAGATGCTTTCGCCACTGATCAAAGCATTCCTGGTAAATCAGCTACTCCAGCCGATTATGCTGGTTCAGGTTACGACAAAGGACATCTGGCCAACGATGCACACCAGAGCTGGGACCTGGCTGTGGAGAAGGAAAGCTTCTTGATGACCAACATGAGCCCACAACTGCCTGGTCTCAACCGTGGTATCTGGAAGCTGCTGGAAACTGCAACAGGTGCTTGGACATTCAGTCGTCAGCACACATTGATCATCTATGCTGGTAACATCTATGACACAGCCAGTGCCAAGAAGATAGGCAATGGTGTAGTGGTGCCAATGGCACTGTACAAGATCGTTATCGACAAGAACACCGGCGAAACACTGGCGTTCCTGTTCCCTCACAAGGAGAACCAGGGCAATGATCTCACTGTAGTACAGACCACAGTGGCTGATATCGAATCACAATCAGGTATCACTTTCCCAGTACCTGGCGATAAGAAAACAAAAATAGCACTATGGCCCATAGATTTCAAAGCAGTAGCTGACAATAAAAAAGCCATCTGCAAAGGATAATAGTTGACTCTGACTACAGCTCGTGTATAATGGGCTGTAGTTAATTCAGGAGTTGTAATGAAACGTTTACTTGCGCTGGCGATCATCAGTGTGTTGGGTTTGGCAAGTTTGCCAGCAATGGCTAAAGAAACTAACCCAGCAGTACTAGCAGATTATCACAAACACAAACAAAAAAACAACAAGAAAACAACCAAGCATCAGAAGAAAAAAGCAAACAAAGTCGAGCGTGTACCCATGGCGAAATTACGCAACTGCGAAATGAAACGAAAATGGGTACCCCCTCAGCGTATCAAAGAAGTAAAAATCTGTGAGGTAACACCATGAAATATGTAATTTTAGCACTTGTAGCCAGTACGCTGGCAGGCTGTGTCAGCGTGTCAGATCGCCGGGACACAGTGGGATATTATCAGCCTAGCCCTGAATATACCAGGGTTTATGTGGCTCCCAGGCCCCATCCTGCTGCCCAGAAAGTATGCGTCTGGGAAGATTATTACAATCATCGGATTAGACGTTGGGTGCGTGAAGAACGCTGCCATTGGCGCTAATTTAAGGGGCTCTTGCCCCTTTTTTTATGCTTGACAAGACAATAAAAGGAGTGTAATATGAATAAACTGGACCATTTGGCAATGAAGCACAAGCTATTGGATGACCAAATTGATGAACTGGAACAGAAATCCCAGCACCCATTGCCTCAAGAAATAAAGATGATAGCTGATCTCAAGAAAGAACGATTGAAAGTTAGAGATATGATGGAACAGGTGAGAAAACAATTAGAGGCAATGGATGGACAGTAGGGTATTACGTCGCTTTTTGCGACACTTGGCTGTAGTGATAGCCTGGGCTGTGCTGAGCATAGGCAGCATAGCCGGTATCATGTTTGTCAGCGTCAACGTCACAGGCGATCTGCGTCTGGTTCCCATCATCGTGGGCATCCTGTTTATGGCTATCTTAGGTTGCTACATCCTGTGGCATTATAGCCATCAAGAAGTACGGCACGAAGATCTACACAACGCAGAACGCGACAAGCGGATTAGGAAATAACGAAAGGCAATCATATGACAATGCATCTGGTAGGTCCTTATCTGACCACGACCAAATACAACAGCAAGAGCAAGAAGTCAAAAAGTGCTCGTGCTGTTGCAGCCGCAGCTAAACACGATGAGTGGTTGCGAGCACGCGGATTGCATCCCGAGCAACGCAACCTGCAACGAGCTTTCCGAGGCAAATATCAGAATGACATACCAGATTATACTGTCAATCGTCATAGTGCTGAACTTAGCAATGGCATTGGCAACGGTTTTAAGAAAGGTATAATGGCCAATCTGCACAAGGAATCGCCTGAAGTGCAACAAGCTATTATGGACAAAGCATCACGCTGTCTGCCCCTGTACAACAAGGGCGGCTATCAATACGCAACGCCAGATACCGACATGACAATGACCGGTAGCAAAAGCCGCAGAGGATAATAAAATGCCGCATCTAGTTCCAATGGTAGTAGAAACTACTACTAAAGGCGAACGTGCCTTTGATATCTATAGCCGCCTGCTCAAAGAGCGAGTGGTAATGCTGGACACTGCTGTGGAAGATCACAGCGCAAGTCTGATCGTGGCACAGCTCTTGTATCTGGAGAGCGAAAATCCCGAAAAGGACATCTATTTCTACATCAACAGCCCAGGTGGTGTCATCACTGCCGGAATGAGTATCTATGATACTATGCAGTTCATCCGTCCAGACGTCAGCACAATCGTGATGGGGCAGGCGTGCAGTATGGGATCGTTCCTGGCACAAGCAGGTGCACCTGGCAAGAGGTTGATGCTACCACACGCCAGACATATGATCCATCAACCCAGCGGCGGCACACGTGGTATGCAGAGCGACATCGAGATCCAATACCAAGAGATAACCAAGATGAAGACAATGTTGACAGAACTTTATGTGCAGCACAACACTGCGGGCAAGACCTACGCAGATTTCGAACGTGATATGGATCGCGACACGTTTATGAGTGCTAGTGAAGCTTTAGCATATGGACTGGTTGATCGTATCATCAGCAAGCGCGAGATCACTCCTGACCGATGAAATATGATATAATCTTATTCACAGATCTCAGCACAAGAGTTTGGCAAAACAAACCACTGGGATCGTACAGATTAGCCTGTAGCCTGCGAGATGCAGGCTATTCTGTTAAAGTCATAGATTACTTCAGTAGCCTTTGCGAAGATAACACTACCTTTTTTAGTATATTAGACCTTTGTGTGGGTGACAACACCCTGTGGATAGGCTTCAGCAGTGTGTTTTATAGCAAAGCCAACAACATACAGATCACCGACTGGAAAGATTTTTATAGTGCATCGCTGAATAAGTGGCCTTGTGATGATCGTAAAATAAAAGTAATATTGCGTGAAATTAAAAGTCGTTATCCTGCTGTCAAATTGGTGTATGGTGGTAAAAATTATCAATTGAAACAGGACACAGACCTGATCGATCATTATGTGCTGGGGCTAGCAGATGCCACAGCAGTGTCTCTCACTAAAAACATAAAAGGCGATCTACCCAGGATTTTAGATTATGATCCCAATGGTGCCAAATTTGATTTCCCCAACAGCGAGATGAAGTATCAAATACAGGATCATCTGTATCCTGGCGAAGTATTAGCGATGGAAACCAGTCGAGGTTGCCTGTTCAAATGCAGCTTTTGTAGCTATCCTCTCATCGGTAGGAAAAAATCCGACCCTGAATATCACAAACACACCCAGATAATCGCTAGGGAGTTTCTCAACAATAAACGATATGGTATCAGCAAATATATGTTTGTGGATGATACTTTTAATGAAACCACATCCAAGATAAGCAGCATCTTGGATGCTAAAAGAGCTGCTGACATAGATCTGGAGTTCAGTGCCTATCTCAGGGTGGATTTGCTTGCTAGATATCCAGAACAGATCAAATTGCTGCGTGATGCTGGTATTCGCAGTGCATTTGTAGGCATAGAAACACTGAACCTGGCCAGCGGCAAAGCCATTGGAAAAAACACCGATCCTGATCGTATTAAAGATACCTTGTATGAAATGAAGCACCAGTGGGGATCGGATGTGAGCATATTCGGCAGCTTCATATTGGGCCTGCCCTACGACACGCCAGATAATATCCAATGGACAGAGTGGGTAATAGATAAAGATACGCCTTTGGACAGCTTCGTATTCAACGTGTTGGGAATAGAAAATCAAAATGGCAGCAGCGATATAGGCCGCAATCCTGAAAAATATGGTTATACATTCGACGACAAGAACAACTGGATAAGTCGAGGTTGGCAACAGACAGACGCAGAGCAGGTACAAGAACAGTTGATGTCGGAAAGCTGGCACAGCGGCAGATTAAAGTTAGCCGGCTGGGATTATATGGGCTTGCACAATATGGGTTATTCTCACGAAGAATTAATAAACAAATCCATAAAAGACCTGGACTTTGCAGAAATCCGTGCTAAAAAACAAAAATTATATAGCAATTATATCCAGACTTTGTTACAGTATGAAAAAGGTTTAGTATGACACAGGAACAAAAACAATTGATCCAAGAATTACAAATCATGATGGGTTTTGATAAGATAGGTGGCGAAACATGGGTGTTGGAAAGTCCTGATGGTGGCAAGACAGTGACCAAACGTAAGCCTGGTACCACTTCAGAAAAATTCATGTTGGAAAACATCAGCGGTCGTTGGCATAGTATGGATGAACTAAGAGTGCAGGCCAGACGAAATGACAGAGAGCAGGACCTGCGCCAGCAATTTCCTGCTTTGCAAGAGGCGTATGATGTCTATCAGAGCCTGTTACTACTGGCAGATCCTAATATCGACAACAAACAAGAAAAGTGATATAATTACCATATGCAACTCATTTATGAAAATTTGACAGAAAATCTCACAGATAATCCGCAAATGTTGGCGCTGTACAAATACTGTGCCAAGAGCGATCATGTCACCATCGTGGGATTCGGAACAGGTCTCAGCACTTTGACAGCTATGGCCACCAAACCCAAGAAAGTAACCATCTACGATCATATCTTGTATGACATCAGTGATTACCAGGAAATCGCCGATAGTGAAGGTATCCAACTGGAATACCATAATGTGCAATGCCTGGATGGCATCCAGCCTTGTGATCTGTTCTATATCGATAGCTTTGCAGAAGGCAATTATGTGTACAGTGCCTGCTTGCGTAATCACGAAGTAGTAAGTCGTTATATTTTGGTCAATAACACTGTTAAATTCGCACACAATCCCGATCCGACGGTTAATTTGGGCAACCAACAACAGGGGGTGGGAGTGATCTTCGGCATCAACGGATTCATTACCAACAATGACTCCTGGCACATCGCGGAAAACTATTATTGGGACCCAGGAATGACAGTGCTTTACAAGCGTAGGAATTTGACAGACAATGGTAGATGATCTGGAATTATTAATGAAACTGGACCGATTGATCACAAGCGACGACCCAACGGTAATGGATGCACTAAAGTCGGCCCTGGTCTTGGTGGAAGTCGCTGATGAAGTCAAAGACAACGATGGCCCTTTCATGCGTATGTACAGCAAGATAGCTGATTTGCAATATCAGATAGATTTTCTTAATGGCAAGATAGCTGGTATGAGTGAAAGCAATCCCTATCAGAACGTGACCTGGACCAATACCAACACTACTGCTGGGGGTCCTTATTGGAACGATCCTACTAGAAACTATCCTCCTGGATATGTTTGGAATCCGTTGTTGGGAAAAGTCACCAGCGCAGATGGCACTAAATAACTGCTCATGGCAAAAGAAGATCTGGTAAGAATGGACGGACAAGTAGTTGAAGTACTACCTGGTGGTATGTTCAAAGTAAATATTAATGAACACATATTGTTGGCTTATACCAGTGGCAATATGAAAAAAAACAAAATAAAAATAATTCAAGATGACAGAGTGAGTGTGGAAATGAGCCCATACGATCTGGATCGTGGTAGGATAGTGTTTAGGTATAGATGATGACACAAGCAGTAACATTGACCGAAGCAGCACGTAGCCATATCCGCCGTGTGTTGAAAGATATGGACAAGCCCTACCTGGTTTTTGGACTCAAGGGCGGCGGGTGTGCAGGATTCGAGTATTTCTGGGAACCTGCAGATGAAGAATTGTATGCACGGAACGGTGATCCTAAACTGGACGAATTCATCGATCTGGGCGATGACAAGCAACTGGTAGTGGACCATACGGGCCTGGTATATCTGCTGGGTAGCGAGATCGATTACAAGACTGACTTTGTCAGCAGCCAATTGGTGGTCAATAACCCCATGGCCAAGTCTTCTTGCGGGTGTGGCACCAGTATAGCTGTGTAACTATTGCTCCAGCAGATAAATAATCTGCGGGAGATTTTTAATGGTACAGGCGAATATTAACATTGGTACAGCACCTAATGACAGCACAGGTGATCCTTTAAGAACGGCATTTGCCAAGATCAATGCCAATTTTACAGATTTATACGGCAATTTGAACACTGGTGTTGTGCAACTCGTGGGCAACAGTGTGATCACTGTCAGTACCAATACCAATTTGAATCTGGTTCCCAACGGCACAGGCGACGTGGTAGTAGGCGCTAGCAACCAATTACTAGTGGTAAATCCCCAGACAACAAGCAGCCCCAGCACTGGTGCATTAGTGGTCACTGGCGGCGCAGGTTTTGGCAGCAACGTAAACATAGCCAGTTATGTCAACAGCCAAGGAGCCAGCCTGGGCTTTTTGGAAAATACTGTAATAGGTGGCAATGTCAGAGCAGCTGGTACATTCAGCCAGCTTAATGCCAGCAATTTCACCAGCACGAATTACACCAACACCAATATCCTATCGGCAACTTATGCCAGTATCGGCATCCTGATCAGCAACAATGCCACACTGGACAGCCCCACCATCACCAATGCTGCCATCAGCCTGGGCAGCTTGACAGTTCCCAGCATCAATGCCACTCCCATCGGTAATGCCAATCCCAGCAGCGGCGCTTTCAGTACATTGCTGGCAGGTACACAAGCCAACCTATTGGCAGGCACACCGCTGGCAGGCAATATCGTATATGTGGTAGGCAATGCCAACAGCTACAGCCAGATCAGCATCCAGAATCTCAGCAGCAGCAGTTATGCCAGCAGTGACTTCATCGTCACAGCAGACAACGGCACAGACAGCACAAACTATATGGATCTGGGCTTGAACAACAGCGGTTACAACAATCCTGCCTACAACATCACTTATGCAGGCGATGGGTATCTGTACACCAGCAACGGAAACATCGCCATCGGTACTGCATTTAGCACAGCAAACGTGGTGTTCCACGCTGGTGGTACCACACAAGCAAACAAGATGTTCGCAGTCAATGCCAACGGCAGTGTCATTGCATACGCTCCATTCTATGCAGCAACACACGCAGGCAATGTGACATTCACTGGCAACATCATCGCCAGCAACTACACCATCACAGGTAATATTTCAGGGTCGGCAGCAAGTGCCACCACCGCTACTGTGGCCACAAGTGCCAGCACAGCCAGTTTAGCCACCAATGCCACCAACGTCGTTGGCGCGACACAGAGCAATATCACTGCGGTGGGAACACTGACAGGATTGACCATCAACGGCAACTTGACTGTTCTAGGCAGTGGTAACCTGTTCACCCTATATGGAAACGCAGCACTGGGTGGCAACACCAACATCAGTGGCGGCATTCAGTACAGCAACTATGTGGTGAACTTGAGCGTGAGTACCACACAGACCCTGGCAGCAAACGTGCCGGTTTGGGTTGTGGACAGCACAGCAGGTGCAACTATTGCCAGTGCCACTCTCACATTCCCAGCCAATGCAAGTGTCATAGATGGTAGCCAAGTGCAACTTGTCAGCAACATCACTGTCACATCATTGACTTGCACAGCTGGTTCAGGTACAACTATCAATGGTGCTCCCACAACATTAAGCAACACCACACCATATACATTCTATCTGTGGAAAGGTGCGCCTGGTGGAGCACGTTGGTTGAGAGCATAACCTGCAATAAATACCAGCAGGAGCAGATTTAGATGGTAAGTTACAGCAGCAGTGCTACCAATGCACAACTCGGAGGTGAAAGACCTGATCAGGCTGTAACTTGGAACATCAGCGAAACGACCATCAATCTTATCGCCCCTGGTTTACCTTATCACAGCTATGGCGGCGAGAATATAGTCAATGCCACTCGTCAATACTACGATCTGACCTGGACAAATAATGGTGGCAAAAACATCTCCAGTTCCATAAGCATCCCCTTGCCTTTTGGCGCGATAGGATATGCTCTCAACGGCGTGGCCATACATAATCCCAAAGCTGGTCAAAAAGGTTATGACGGTAAAGTCAGTTCCTATTATCCAGAATGGAATTACAACAGCAGCACCCAATCTGGAAAGACATTGGGTTATACATTCGGAGATGATCTAGCCGGCGGCCAGGTCACGCTCAATGGCCAATACCATTATAACGATTTCTCATTCAAAAGTTCCTGGCAGACTGGCGTGGGCCACAAGGCCGGCAGCACTATAACCACGGGCGTATCCGATGCCAGCATCGTTGGTTATCTTAACAACAGCCTGACCCACAGCGATGGCCACAGCAAGATACTGGGTTGGAGCATAGACGGTTATCCCATATATGGACCGTATGGATATAATCGTCCTTTGGATGCCACCAGCAGTGTTCGCAAGATGTTGTCCGGCTATGTTTTAAACAGCACCCGCATACCCATAGCAGACAAATTGCCTCCTGTGAGCATTTACCCGTTGGGCACATTCATAGAAGATTTCTCCTTCATAAACGTGGGCGATCTGGATATCCACAACGGCAGATATTGTGTCACACCTGATTTTCCCAACGGCACCTACGCCTATTTCCTGACAGTGAATGCTCTAGATCAACCGGTATATCCTTATGTGATAGGCACCACATTCTATGGCACACCCAATCTCACAGCCAACACAGGCAACACTATCACTACCAGCGGCAGTTACCCTGTGTGGATTACCCCAGTGGGTGATCTGGGCAAGATACAGGCCCTGCAATTCGTAGAATTGGGATTATTAGCCATAGATCCACTGGGAGATCCCACTGGTGCTGACATAACTTTCGAAGTCATCGCAGGTAAGATGCCACCGGGCTTGCAACTGGATAGCAGCGGACAGGTCACCGGCAATCCCCAAGAAAAATACAGCCTGGACGGGGTTCCTTTCGCTGTGAACCAAGATCGTGTCAGTAACTTCACTGTGCGATCGAAAAACAGGAGTGGCAAGATCACTGACAGGAATTTCAGTATCACTGTCACAGGCAACTATCCTCCTGAATTGTTGACTAGCAATTTCACACCGCTGGGATATTTCCTGGATGGTATAGAAGTCAATACCGATCCCGCCAACCTGAACTATCCTGCCCTGCAACTATCTGCCATCGATCTCAATTACGATGACACCATCGTCTTCAAGATAAGAGATGGAGCGTTGCCTCCTGGTCTGACACTGAGCGATACAGGACTGATCAGTGGTACAGTTATTCCCAATGTCAGTAATAATTTGAATCTGCTACCAGGCTGGGATGACAGCGGATGGCAGGCAGCTGGTTGGCAGTTCGTGACCCAGAGCGGTAATTTCATATACCAATTCACTGTGGAAATCACTGATGGCAAGACTACTACCAACAAAAATTATCAGATAATCGTTTATGCCCACAATGACATCAGGGCAGATAACAATGCTATCCTTGCTGACAGCACCAAAGTAACAAGCGACACATTCGATAAAAGGCAGCCCATACTGTTGACAAAAACAATGGGAGATCACAGTGTTTTCCGCAGCGGCAATTTCTTCACATTCAAATTCGATGGCATAGACTACGACAGTGTGCCAGTGAAATACAATATCGTGGGCGGTGCTGGTACTGGATGGGACAACGACGTTTTGGGTTGGGATGTGGGCGTGTTCGATGTGAGCGAATTCAGCTTGCCACCTGGTCTGACTTTGGACGCAAACACCGGCTGGTTGACAGGTCATGTGCCGGAATTTCCAGGCGCAGCATATGGTAGTTTGACCAGCTATAACTATGTGGCTTCAGGCGGTGATTATCAGTTGGATCCCATAACTGGCACCTACTACAGCGTGAGCCCTGGTACTGGTAACTACACCAGCGACACCAACAATTACAGCAAACAATACACGTTCGGTATCCAAGTAGAAAACTTTTTCGATAACACCCTAGTGAGTCCCATTAGGCAGTTCTATATCACAATCCTGGGTGCCATCGATCTGCAGGTGAATTGGGTAACCGGTACTGATTTGGGTCTGATAGACGCTGGCAGTGTCAGTCAATTGAAAATAGAAGCTACCGCTCCCAGCGGCCGAGAGTTATATTACAGCCTGAAATTGGGCAGTAAGATCCCCCAGGGCCTGGCACTGTTGAACGACGGTACCATCAGTGGCAGATGCAGTTTCCAGACTTTCAATCTCACAGATGTGGATCAGTATGGCAACAGGGTGGTCACCACATTCGACCAGGATAACAAAGCCAAAGGCTATTATTCTGCTGGTACCACATTCGACCAAACATACAGCTTCACTGTTATAGCACAGGACTACAGTGCTAAAGTGGTGGGCGAGAAAACTTTCAACCTGACAGTCAATGTCATAACTTATGAACCATACAACGATCTGTATATACTGTGCAGGCCAGAATTGCCCAAACGCGAAATCATCAACCAGATCCTGGGCAACACCGATTACTTCCCCTTGGACGATGTATATCGCTATGGCGACCCTTGGTGGGGTGTCCAGAAGGATATAAAGTTACTCGTGGGTTACGGGTTGACCAGCAGCCAGAGCAGCAGTTATGTTAATGCTATGCAAAAGAGGCATTACAATAAAAAACTGTATTTTGGAGATTTCCATTTAGCCCAGGCCAAGGACTATCTGGGCATTGTGCTGTACGAGGTCATCTATGTGGACATCTTGGAGGACACCAAGACCTATACTACCAAGAATGGCAGATTGTATAAAAACATACCACGCAGTGAATTCAATATGAATAACATAGTGAGCGACTGGAAGAATCCACACGCTCAAAGTTTGAGTTTGAATCAATTATATGCAGACATCAGCACCATCACTGCGGATGTGCTGTATATCAAAACCAATGACACCTGGGGTCCTATAATCCCGCTGAATGAAATATATCCAAATGATCTGGATTTGATGTTGAGCGATATAGTGATAGCTATCGGCAACGTCAATACCAACACGTTGCCACAGTGGCAAACCAGTGTGCAGAGCGATGGGAAAATATTGGGCTTTCAAACCAGTGCTGTGCTGGCATATATGAAACCAGGCACTGGCGCACGTTCATTGTTCAACCTCAAGAAAAAAATACCCTACGACATCAAGGATATTCCCTTCGATGTTGATAGATATGTGTTGGACAACAACCAGGATGCCAACTTCGATCTGGTGAACCGCAAATGGTATACCAAGGAATATACCACGTTCGATGTCAGTGCAAAGCCACCCATCGCACCCAGTGAAACAGTGGATTTTGCAGTGGATACTCCCTTCAGTATCATCGACGGCAGCACCATTTTACCACTGGGCCAACTGGAAGGTTGGGACAACAACGGTTGGGATTATGGGGACACCAGCAATAATGGCTGGGATGGTGTTAACATCAGCAGCGCAGAATATTTCGCCAATCTGAATCTGGTGAGAATAAATGAGATCGGTGGTCTGGATGGTACCATCACTGATTATGATAATAAGACCATAGTGTTCAGCACACAAGAAAACTTTCCCAGTTACTTGGGTCTGCCACAGGATGGCTGGATACAAGACAACAGCACCATACCTGGTTACACAGAAAAACAAAATGGCACTAGCACGATAAATTATCGCGGCGGTGTATGGCGAATCAATGTAGTGAACAACTTCTTGAGATTGACATTTGTCAAAGAAATAAACGTTAACCAAGTGGTTAGTGTGAGATTCGGCACCAAAGGCGGCAAAAATTACCAGTACAGCGGCACCCACATAGGTTTGGTTGCCCAAACTGTGCCAAAATATGAGTATCTGCCCGTTTCCTACATAACTATAGGACAAGCAACAACTTTTGATAGATCGAGTACACTGTTCATCAATAACGAAGATCAGTATACCACACCGATGACAAACGATAAATATCTAAAGTTCCCAAAGATTGGAGTATTTAATAATGTCTAATATCAACCCTAATAACATCAACGGTGCCTATCCGGTAGCAGGCGTTGATAACGATAGCCAGGGCTTTAGAGACAATTTCACTAACATCAAGAATAACTTTACCTATGCTCAGGCCGAAATCAACGACCTGCAGAGCAAAGCTATCTTGAAAAGTGCATTGACTGGATCTACCCTGGATAACAACATGACAGGTGCTGTGCTCAGCAGCGCATCTATCAGAGATTTCCGTGAAATCCGCCAAGATAATGGTATCGTGGCCACTACAGTCACACTGGACCACAGCGTGGCGCACTATCAGACCGTGCAGACCAACGGCAGTGTCACACTGGCTTTCAGTAATCTGCCCACAGCTGGTTATATCGGCCGTATCCGTTTGAAACTGGTGGTAACAAACAGCAGCCACCGTTTGATCCTGCCCACGTTGAGTAACAGCAGTTACACCAGTAATGGTTGGGTAGGTACTCCTTATATCCTGGAATATGACAGCAGCACCAACAGCATCGGATTCACCCAAGCTGGAACAGGCACATACCATTTCGAATTCATCACCGATGATGGTGGCAATACATTCATGATCCGTGATCTGACCCGCAATGGTCTGGCCAGCGATTACAAATATGCCAACATCAGTGCCAACAATTATAGCACGACAGTACAAAATAAACTAATCCTGGATACCACTTTAGCTGGTTTAAGTAATATCTATGTTTACTTGCCCAACGTCCCAGTGGATGGACAGTTTGTCAGTATCAGTACTATGCAGACAATCTACAGCAACCTGTATTTGATAGCCAACAGTTCAGCTGGTACTGTCATCCGCGGTAACGTCACTAGTTTGAACGGTAACAGCCACTTGGGTTACACCTACATTGGTAACAGCACTGCCACTGTCAACAAGTGGTTCCGTACCCAAGATTGATTTATTGACTCCTGGTACTTTTATTGTTATATTGGTATCAGGAGTATTTTTATGAACATCGACCTCAAGAAATATCAAGATTTCGTTCTCACCGTCACTAGCGATGAAAGCAAACACGCTTATGCTTTCCAGGAGCGATTCGAAGAACTATGTCAATACCAGACTGATCAGACCAAGATAAATCCCCCTCTCTTGCTTACCGCAGGCATCGGCTTAGTCAGCGAAACTGGCGAATTCAACGAGATCATCAAGAAGATGCTGTTCCAGGGCAAACCCTTGAACAAAGAAAACCTGTTCCATATGAAGAGGGAATTGGGCGACATCATGTGGTATTGGATGAATGCCTGTACTGCTCTGGGTCTGGATCCCAACGAAGTCATAGATGAGAATGTCAGAAAGCTGGAAGCCAGATATCCAGGCGGTGTATTCGATGCACACTATAGTGAAAACCGCAAAGAAGGTGATTTGTAATGCATCCATTGTTAGCTGATCTCAGTGGCAAAACCACGGACGAAATAGTCAAAACAATGAATGACATCTATAAGCGTATGGCGTTTGCCAGCAGGACTGGCAACCAAAATATGATGAGCCAGCTGCAAAACATCTTGGCCAGTTACAAAGAAGAGTTTGGTAAACGGCAACAGGCCGAAGTGAAGGCAGCAGAAGAAAACCCCATCTTTAAAGACAGTTTGGACATAGGCTAATGACAGATATGAGTTGGAGCAGCACCTGGAGTTGCTGTAGTGTTATCGACGACTACATCGGACCCTGCTATTATGATGTGAACATCAGTTTCGAGATGTTAACAACAGATAACTGGGAACAAACTGTGGTGTTTGGACGTATTCGTAGTTTGATCAAAGATCTGTATCAGGATGGATTGTTCATCAGTCTGGATAATCCCTTGCTGCCTATCTTGAAGGAAAAAACCAAACAGTTGACAGTGACTTTTCCCACGGTGCCCAACGATCTGATGATCAGTCTGGCCACTTGGAAAAAGATAGACAGCATCTGTGAAGGCCGTGCCAGGGTTAACAATGTCATGATCAGTTGTGATCAGAGCGACAATCTAACAGTGCATTACGATGAAGATTTCGCTCACAGCCAAGAAACCATCACAGAGTTCAATCTGATGCCCTGGCCCGAACAGGCTGCTTGGTGGTATCGTGCAGATTCAGGCGTAAGCGACTGGATGGAAACTGCCAAAGACAAAAACAAATTGCACGTGGAAGTCACAGATTGGCAACCACTGCTACAGTGGGATTACAAGCTGGATAAAACCAAAAAGAAAAACACAGACAATGTGGTGCCCCTCAAAAAAACCTGGAAACCAGAGGTCATAAGCGGTGATAAAACTTAGCACTGATCGATGCCATAGGACGGTGGCCACCGACTCGGAATTGGCCCAGCTGTTATACGAACATCCAAACATTAACCTGCAAGCCATCAATGTGGCAGATCCAGAAAAATATAACGGTGCGATCGCTGGTTTGTATCTGGACTGGCCGCTATTGAAAAAAGCTGAGTTCTTGACAGATAATCCACAGACATTCCATTCAGCCAATCAGCAGATGTGGCTGATGCCTGCGGAATATCAGGATCTGGACATCGCACAATTTGTACTGAAACAGTGTGCGGATCAAAATGAACTACAACGTGCAGGACAAGAGCTGTTGGAATATCAGAATCGTGATCTTTTCGGTATGTTGTGTTATCTGAAATATCTGGTAGATGTGGCAAAGGAAAACGATGTTGTCTTGGGAGTCGGCCGCGGTTCGAGTGTTGCAAGTTTTGTATTATACCTATTGGGGGTGCATCGTATTCATAGCTTGCGCCATAATCTGGACTTTGCGGAATTTATGCGTTAAATATACGAAAGAGGATGAGAAATGAGCATACACAGAACAGCCACCGGCAAGTTTATCGATATAAACGCTTTGAAAATACAACAGGAACATACCATTGCCGTGGGTAACGCTCGCACCAATGCCAGGGGAGATCTGTTGGGACCTGGTGGCCAGATCGTCAAGACACGTGATCAGATAATGACGGAATTCTACCAGGGCCAAGTGGGTAGACCCGCTACAAGCAGCCCAATCAGTCACAGCACAGAGCAGGCTCAAAGTCAGGCTGTGGCAGATATCTTCGCGGATCCAACGGAATCAGGTATGGATTTGATCAACAACAGTGCAGAAGTTCCCAATGAAGTGATCAGTCCTACCAATAATGCCACACCGTCAGGTGTGGCCGATGCCATCGCAAAAAGCGCAGAACTGGCTGCACGACTCAAAACATCGAGAAATCGCATATGACACAAATCGAATTAATGAAGCAACGCAGTAGTCTGTTGCATTATGAAACAGACTATCGCAAGATCACTCCCACCAAGGACAACATCCTGGTAGCTGATATGGACTTTGGTGAGCGTATCAGCAAGGGCGGTATCCTGATGATCGACGATGATAAAAAATCCCACGGCATCCGCCCCCGTTGGTGCCGCGTCATCGCCGTGGGTTACAAACAGGAAGATGTAAAACCTGGAGAATGGTTATTGGTAGCACACGGACGCTGGACCCGTGGCCTGGATATGACCGACGAAAATGGTGAAACTGTGACAGTGCGCCTGGTAGATCCCAAAGAAATCCTGATGGCAAGCGACGAGATGCCCACAGATGATACTATTGCAAATACAATTAGCTAAATCAGCAGAAATGTGTTAGTATAAACTTATGAAAAATTATCTTTGGACTGAACGATATCGCCCACAGACTGTGGCAGAATATGTATGGCGTGATTCCGAACAAGAGAAACAAGTTCTCAACTGGATCACAGATAAAAATATCCCCCACTTGTTGTTTAGTGGGGGCCCTGGCACAGGCAAAACCACACTTGCCAAAGTGCTACTGAAAGAACTGGATGTGCAATCTTATGATGTACTGCTGGTAAACGCCAGCCGTGACAACAATGTGGATTTCATTCGCGACAAGATCGAACGCTTTGTCAGCACTATGCCATTTGGATCATACAAAGTGGTGTTGTTGGACGAAGCTGACTATCTCAGTCCCAATGCACAGGCCGTGTTGCGTGGTCTCATGGAGACTTACAGTCTCAGCGCAAGGTTCATCTTGACTTGCAACTATCCCAACAAGATCATTCCAGCATTGCACAGCAGATGCCAAGGGTTCCACATCGAGAAGCTGGATAAAACAGAATTCACAGCCAGGGTGGCAACAGTCCTGGTGACAGAGGGCGTGGAGTTCGATCTGGAAGTGTTGGACAGTTATGTAACTGCCAGCTATCCTGATCTGAGAAAATGTATCAACAGCATCCAGGCAGCTAGTCTAGATGGTGTGCTGGCATCGGTCACCAGCGATAGTGGCACCACCGCAGACTACAGATTGGCAGCAGTGGATATGTTCAAGGCCGGGCGCATAAGAGAAGCGCGAAAACTGCTTTGCAGCCAGGTACGTCCTGATGAAATGGAAGATATCTTCCGTTGGATGTATGACAACCTGGACTTGTGGGCACAGGATGAAATGTTGCAGGACAAAGCCATCGTGATCATACGCAATGGGCTTGTTAACCATAGCATGGTGGCAGACACAGAGATCAATCTCAGTGCCACACTATGCGAACTTGCAGAACTGGAAAGATGATGGTCAAGAGTAATTTTTATATCGTAGCAACGTATCTGAGTGTGCCCAGGAAGGGCATCAAGACCGGCAAGCCCGAAATGCAGACCAACGAAGCCATCAGATGCACCAAGAACCTCAAGCGCAAAGACCAGACCGACAGCAGCGTGATACTGGACGTGGCTAATCAGCGTGTGATCAAGAACCGATTCAGCGATACCCAGACTTTCGAAGAGTTATACCAGTATTACATCACCAATTTTGGCGACTACATCAATGAATGGCTAAAGCTACAGCTGGTAAGATGAACAGTATACTGAACGTTATACACAGTCAGTATAAAAGAACACGTAAACGCAAGTTTACTGACAGAGAAAAAGTATTACTAAGACCCCTGGCAGAAGTGGTGGCCATACTGGATGGCAATGCTTTCTGGGGGTTGACTATAGACGATGATGGCAATGATACCTGGTGGGAACAATACTTGCCAGAAGCCTGGATGATATATCGCAATAATCCAGCTGTGCTAGAAGGCACCAGTTGGTACAAAGATCATACACCGGAAAACGATACGGTTAAAGATGCTTATGACAACTGGCGCCTGTTAAAGATATTATCTAGAAAAAGTTAAATGTCTCCATAAATTCGCAGCACTTCTTCAACGGCAGGATGTCTTTCGATATCTTTGCCTGTAAATTCTATGCACCTGACGTATTCGCTGTCAGCGAAGTCTTCCATCAATTTGCTGAAATCTAGCAGTCCATTCTCGCCTTCCTTGCGATCGGTCTGCCTCACATCCCCCGTAACCAGTATGCGACTGCCATCACCTATGCGTGTGAGCAGCATCTTCATCTGATTGGGAGTGGCATTCTGCATCTCGTCTGCTATGATCAGACTGTTCTTGAACGTACGGCCACGCATGAAAGCCAGTGGGCATATTTCAATTATCTCATTTTCCAGCATTGTTGCCGACTCACGGGGAGTGTAATATTCGTGCAGCACGTCAAACAGGGGTTTTGTCCAAGGTTCCATCTTCTGTGTGAGATTACCTGGTAAAAAGCCGTGTTTCTCGTTTTCCACACCCACCGCTGGTCTGGTTACAACAATCTTATCGATTTCTTTATTTTTCAGTGCTCTGATTGCTGCCTGCATCGCTAGCAGTGTCTTGCCTGTTCCGGCTGGGCCAGTGGCGATGATAACGCTGATGCTGTTATCTAAAAGTAATTCCAAATATCGTTCTTGATTTAAATTCCTGGGGATTATCTCTACTTTTCGTTTCTTTTCTGGATATTTTAGAAAAGGTTCTATGTTAGTCACGTTGTTTTGAAATGAGTGGTTATTACTACGGTGCTTCCGCTTGTGCTGCATTTGATTTTTTCTTCAGGCTGGTTGTAGCCCAAAGTATTTAAGATAGTGACCAGCAAGTTCTATATACAGACGTGACAGTGTCTGATCTGGCTAAATATCCTTACGATGAGTGATATTAAACGTAACTTAGAAAGCATCAAAAAGATTTTCATGTCCGACGCAAGTCTGGATATGTTATGTGATTTTGAGCGTGTGTTGGACAATATGGACTTCTATGCGTTTCCCAACTGGCGTTTGGGAGAACTGGTGGAAGGTCCCAAGGTAAGCAAGTATTGGGTACAATGCACATTCATGTGGCCCAAGGATCGTATGCCAGATCCTGCTGCGGCCAAACGTCTGTTGCCCTACGGCGCCAGGATCACATATGAAAAGAAAAAAATCAAAGTACCAGTAAAGATCGAATCACCAGCTGATTATCGTCCTGGCAGCAAGAAAGGCAAGCTAGTGGATTTTCCAGTCTGGTATGTGGAAATGATGCTTCCTAAAAAATTGATGAGTGATATCAAACAGGGCAGTGTGGATATCGCCGGCGAAGAAGTGGATCTCAGCGATCTGCAAAACAGTATGGAAAAAGGCCTCACAGACCAGAGTGCTACCACTCAGCAACAGGGCCAGCCTCAACCCAATACTCCACAACAACCACAAGTACCAGTACAAGGAGGCGGTCCAAATGCAGCACAAGCCGGCGCACCACCACCAACTTTCTGAGGGTCTACAACAGGGTGATTTAAAATACCTGGTTGACGACAGACTACATTTTGACGAATACAACAGCAAGATGGGACAACCCGCAGATGTGGTGACCATGAGCTTCAAAGTCCGCGACCTAATGCCAGCACAAGACCTGGTCAGTTTCCTGGAAAATGGTTATGATTGGGTGCTGGACGCAGACGTCAGCACAGGTGAAGTATCGGACAATAACCGTCTGGTATTCGTGGAAGCAGAACGCACCAGCGGCTTATACAAGCAGATACAAGAGATGCTTCAGGATTTGGATCATTTGACAGGTATCAAACCTGACAAATGGCGTTTCCGTTGGTTCAAGCAACGTAATTACGAACCCATGAACGAAGAAAATTTCAAAAAAAGCATACCCAGTACTCCAGAAAAATATATCGAGAGCGTCGACCACTTTGGTATAGTGGAAAAAAACAACAAACAGATCAGCGACGATCTTGATAGGATTAAAAAACTCAGTGGATTGATTTAAATGTTCGGATTAAACTTTACCAATATCATAGTGATAGGATTAGTGATCGCAGGTGCATTTGGTTATATGGTTTATAGCCAGAAAGAACGGGACGAACTCAATCAACAACTGGCGGCCAATAAATTCGCACTGGAACAAAGCCAAGCTACCATTGCCAAACAAAAAGCAGACCTGGAACAGGCTGCTAAGGTACTAGAATTAACCAACAAACAGATGCAGGAAGCCCGCAACCAGGTGGACAAACTGCACGACAAATTCAGCAAACAGGGCCGTGATTTTGGCAAGTTTGTGGACAGTCAGCCCGACAAAGCAGAAGATAAAATCAATGCCGCCAGTAAAAAGAGCTGGCGCTGCATAGAGGAAACCATCAATAAAGGCGAGCACAATGGGGATTGTTAAGTATATCGTATTAGCAAGTGTAGCTGTTGCTGTTGCAGGATGTCAAACAAACAGAGAACCAGCTACAGCAATAGTACAGGTGGAAAAGCCTGCTATCATGGTGCCAGCTGTGGACAATATCAAAATACAGGATGCAGAATGGTATGTCGTTAAAAAGACTACGAGTCCTGATCAGGCAGGAAGTGCGGAAAAAGCATTTAGAGAAAGCAATAGCGATAGCTTGCTGGCAGTTACTCCCGATGGTTATGAATCCCTGGCTACAAACCAAGCTAACCTGGTTAAAATCATTCGTCAATATCAGGCCCAAGTCGCTGCCTACAGAGATTACTACATCAAATCCACCACAGATGGTGGAACCAATACCCCAGCCAAGGATGCAAAAGATGGCAAATCCAAGTGATGATGACGATGAGCCAACCGGCCCTGCTCGCATACTAGACGACGAGCGTGACGATTATGTGCCTCCAGCAGCCAAAGTAATCTCAGCATCTGGCAGCGATAGCGTGGAATTACGCAAGCTGGCACTGGAAGAAATGCGATTTCACCTGGAAGAACGCAAAGAGCTCCACAAGATGGAGATTGAAATGCGTAAAGTGGAACAAGAAGAAAGAGACAAAGAGCGTGAACAATCACGCAAAGACAAAGAACAGGAAGCCAAAGAAGAAAAAGGCAATGAACATTGGGCTAAAAGTTTTTGGCGTCCTGCAATGGGCTGGCTGTATATGATAATTTGCTTCATGGACTTTGTGGGTTTTCCAGTATTAACTATCTTTTTGCCTATTATATTCAAACCATTTGGTTTAACAATGCCTTACACTGCCTGGAAGAGCCTGACCTTGGACAACGGTGGATTGATCCACATCGCATTCGGTGCCATCCTGGGAGTGAGCGCATTTGCTCGCGGTCAAGATAAAGCGGCAGCGGGCAAATCTGTAACTAACTAATGTTATGACACATTACGACACTCTGGGTGTGGCCGAATCTGCCACACCCGAAGAACTCAAATCAGCATTCCGTAAATTGGCCAAGACGCATCATCCTGATCTGGGCGGCGACATACAAAAATTCCAACAGATCAACGAAGCCTATGAAACACTTAGCGATCCCGACAAACGGGCTCATTATAACCATCAGCTGCGTAATCCACATCAAGGAAATCCCTTCGCTCACACCCATCATCACGGACATCCTTTCGAGTTTAATTTCGGTTTCGGACCAGGTCAGGATCAGTTGAATGACATTTTCAGCCAGTTCGGATTCAATGTCAGACAACCTGCACGTAATAAAAACATACGCATACAGATAGAGTTGAGTTTTTTAGATACACTGCAAAAACAAAACAAAGTCATAGAATATAAGACCACGAATGGCACTGAAAAATTACAACTGGATCTGCCGGCGGGCATAACAGACAACAGCAACTTCAATATCCAAGGCCGCGGAGATGATGCCAACACTGCCATACCCCGTGGCAACCTGGAGATCGTGGTAAGGGTAGCCGGACATCCCAGGTTCCACAGGAATGGCGATAATATCATAGAAGATATAACCATAGACTGTTTCCAAGCCATCACCGGTTGTGTATTGAAATTAAATTTGCCCAGCGGTAAACAGATAGAATTAACTATTCCGCCTGGCACCCAACACCAGAGCCAATTCGGCATCACGGATGAAGGTTTCCCCAGGAATAATGGCACCACAGGCAAGTACGTGGCCAGGATCAATGTGCTGATACCCACTGCGCTTACCCAAGACCAGCTGGATTTAGTAGCACAAATACAAAAAATCAAGCCAGTAAATACTTGACAGACTTGATATATCTGTTATATTGGTAATATGACAACATTTAGTAGCAACGGCGACATCGAAAAAGTAGTGCGTTTTGCCAAGCAATTCGCTAATGAAAACTATCACGAATACTTCACCGTGGAACATCTATTGTTGAGTATGCTCCACGAGAAAAACTTTCTCAAGACCCTGGAAACGATGGGTATCAGCACTGATGAGTTGGTTTTAGAAGTAGAAGATTATGTGCTGAACAACACTCCCATCAGGAAAATAGACCGCGAACCCCGCAAGACACAAAGCCTGGAGCGGGTATTCAATCGTGCCTTTACCCAAGTGATCCTACTGGGTCGTAACGTGATAACCATAAGTGATCTGTATCACAGCATCACCAAAGAACAACAGAGCCACGCTGCGTATTTCCTCAAGAAGTATGGTGTGGAACCAGATCTACTGGTCAAGACACTGGACAAAAACAAGAACAAAAAGGCTGGTGGATATGCAACCAAGGTCCTGGAAGAATACTGTGTTAATCTCAATGACCAAGCTGCTGAAGGAAAGATCGATCCAGTCATTGGTCGCGAAACTGAGCTTGCTGATCTGGCGCAAATCCTGGCTCGTAAGAACAAGTGTAACGTGCTATTGGTTGGTGATGCTGGTGTGGGCAAGACAGCGATTGCCGAAGGACTTGCACTAAATATCGTCAACGGTGACGTTCCTAAATTCCTCAAAGATAGTGAAGTTTACAGCCTGAACGTGGGACAACTGTTGGCTGGCACCAAATATCGCGGCGAATTCGAAGAACGTTTACAAGAGATCATCCAGGCAGTGACAGAACTTGGTAATGTGATCTTGTTCATCGACGAAGCACATCAGATGCGTGGTGCTGGTGGCGGTGGGCAGAGTCCAGTGGACCTGAGCAATATGCTCAAACCCAGTCTTGCTCGTGGTGCATTTAAAGTCATCGCCAGCACCACCTGGGAAGAATACACACAACATTTCGAAAAAGATCGCGCACTGATGCGTCGATTCAACCGTTTGAGCGTGGGAGAACCCACACCTGAAGTGGCAAAAGAAATCCTCCAGGGCCTTAAAATGGTCTATGAAACTTTCCACAATGTGAAAATCACAGACACAGCACTAACGGATGCGGTGGATCTCAGTGTCAGATTCCAGTCTGATAAACGACTGCCTGACAAAGCATTGGATCTGATAGACAGTGCCTGTGCTTTGCGTCGCACACAGGCTCGCGGAAGCCGTACTATCGACAGTGCCCATATCAGACGAGAACTCAGCCGTATGACAGGCATCCCCGAAAGCCAGTTCAGCACTGATAAAAAAGAAACTATGTTGCCCACGATGGCATCAGATATCAAAGCCAAAGTTTACAACCAAGACACTGCTGTGGAGCAAGTGCTGGACCGTGTGTATGTGAGCCAGGCAGGGCTCAAAGCAGATGATAAACTAGTGGGCAGTTTCCTGTTCCTGGGCCCCACGGGTACAGGCAAGACCGAATTGGCTAAACAACTCAGTGACAAACTGGGTATGAAATTGTTGCGTTTCGATATGAGCGAGTATCAGGAAAAACACAGCATCGCCAGGCTGATCGGGGCTCCTCCTGGTTATGTGGGCTATGAAGATGCCAACCTGGCAGGTGGAATGTTGATCAGCGAAGTCAGCAAGAATCCACATTGTATCATCCTGTTCGATGAGATCGAGAAAGCACATCCTGACGTGGCACAAGTGTTGTTGCAGGTTATGGATGAAGGTTTCATCACTGGCAGCAATGGCAAGCGGGCAGATTGCCGCCAGAGCATCCTGATAATGACCAGCAACCTGGGTGCTGCTGATTCGGAAAAACTCAACATCGGATTCGGTGGCGGGCAAAAAACCGATGCTGTGGATGCAGCAGTAAAGGAGTTCTTCCGTCCAGAATTCCGCAACCGTGTGGATGCTATCGTCACCTTCAACAAACTGGATCAGTCCACTATCCGTCAGATCGCCGAGAAGTTCATCGCGGATCTGAATACTCAGCTGGCACAACAGAATGCTAGTGTCTCCCTGAGCGATGCTGCGATGGATTGGTTGGTCAAGAAGGGTTACAATCCTGCGATGGGTGCTCGTCCCATGTCTCGTTGTATCCACGAAAACATCAAAGTGCCGTTGGCCAAGAAACTATTGTTTGACAAAAACAGCAGCCATGCTAATATAATTGTAGATGTATCTGACGATAAACTTGAACTTATCAGCAACTCAACCAAACACTAACATCTAGACTATCAAAAAGGGTTCAAAAATGAAAACTAGTCTTGCTCAAGCACTTATTGATCGCGGTATTATCAATAGCACTACACGTATCATTGCCAAGTGTCCCATATTCGCGATGGGCAATGCGCCAGCAGAACAGACACTGCCACTGACAGTGAACCGCGTCATCTATGAAGCAGACGAGATCAAGTTTATCAGCACCACACGCACAGGCAAGAAATACAGCGTACCCAGCAGCAAAGTGGAGATGATCGACGGTATGCATCCTGTGAGATTGGCAGCAGCTTATGACATCAAGCCAGATGGGCTTAAACGGGCACCAGGTAAGAAGCGTGGCAGAAAGCCCAGGATAAATACACAGGAGCAATTAAATGGCTAAACTTAATCAAGATAAAATTACCATCACCATCAGTGAAATGGTTCGAAACGAAGAGCCCACCGCAGTTATACTGGATGCGGAAGTTTTAGAACAACTTCTCACAGTGATCCAGGAACTAGTGGGTCAAAAAAGATTAGTAGAAGTGAGTTTTGAATCAGAATGAGTGGTACCCCCCAGATAGTATTAAGTGCAACCAGTTATGGTAACAGTTATCCTCCCTATGATGGGAGCAGTCCTGCCTTCAGCAGTGATAAGGTCAAAGGCAACGGATACTATGGGTACACAGACGGTTTGCACACTGTCAGCTACAAGACAACTGGTTTCAAAGGCGTATTGAAATTCCAAGGCAGCCTAGCGACCAGTCCCAGTGAAGCTGATTGGTTTGATATTGCCAATACCAGTATCGGCGACGGCACCACAGCCGTCACTGGCACTACTTTTTTCAATTTTACCGGCAACTTTGTCTGGTGCAGAGCGCACGTAACCAATTTCAATGCTGGCACTATTGACAAAGTACTATATAATACATAATAATCAAGAAAGAGTAAATTTATCAATGACAACACCTGGACCAGCACTAGAAACTGGTGGATTACCACCTGAAGCACTCGAATTCCTCCGTAAACAACATATACACTTTTGCTTGCCCATGTATGGCGGTAATTGTAACGAAGCTACCTTTATCGCGATGATCAAGTTCGGTATCATCGCTGGCAAGTTGGGCATCAATTACAGCATCGATACCATGGTAAACGAAAGTTTGATCACACGTGGCCGCAATAATTTGGTGGCCAAGATGCTACACAACCAAGCTGCCACCCACCTGATGTTTATCGACGTGGATCTGGGTTTCGATCCTGAAGCTATCATCCGTCTGATCCTGGCCAACCAGGACGTGGTGGGCGGTGTATATCCAATGAAACGCATCCCCATCCGATATGTGATCAACACTGTTCCCAATCCTGTGGTGATGGGCGATCTAGTAGAAGTCAGCACACTGGGCACAGGCTTCATGATGGTAAAACGCCAGGTCTTGGAAAAGATGATCAGCCTGCATCCAGAGCTCAAGTACCGCGATAATATCGGTATCGGTCCGCAATATGAGCCGCTGATGTATGGCCTGTTCGACACCATGATCGACAAGGACGACAATTATCTTAGTGAAGATTGGACGTTCTGTTACCTGTGGCGCCTGGCAGGAGGCAAAGTGTTTGCTGACACTGGCATCAAACTGGATCACACTGGCTATCACAAGTATGAAGGCAGTGTTGAAGAACTTAAAAAAGTTTTGACCAATCAAGTGAGCAACGGCGGACCACATCATCTGGATCCACAGAATCAAGTGGTAGCCAGCAAGCCAGCAATCAAACTCAAATTGAAGGATAAAAAAACAGCAGAGGCTCCCAAGCTGAAGTTGAAAGTCAAAGGATAAATCATGAGCGATCTTGAACCAGTGGAATTTAAAATTTATCTTACTAGCCTATACTACAACGACCCTCCTAAATTTGAAGTTCTACTGGACAATGAAGTTATAGAATATGGCGAGGTCACCGAACATCAGGACAGTGACCAGCAACGCATCATCAGTTTCACAAGAGAACTGGATGAAGGTGATCATACCATCAGTGTGCGGTTGCTGGGCAAAAAACCCAAACACACTCAACAAGATGAAAATGGAAATATCATCGAAGATCAGTTGTTGAATCTGATGGAAGTTGAGATAGATGAAATCGAATTGGGCAATCTGTTCTACGATCAAGGTTGTTTTTATAAACAAACAGGAGTGATCAAGGGACAACCAGAGTTTGCAGCCGAACCAGAACCGCTCAAATACAGCAACTTTGGCTGGAATGGCGAATGGCGATTGAGATTCAGTGTGCCCACCTATATGTGGTTTTTAGAAAACCTGTAACCAGATAAATATCTGATGCGTATAAGAGAAATTATCACAGAGGCAGAAGCAGTAGATATTACTGGGCGAACTCCTCATCCTGAAGATGCCATCTTCGACGGCAGCAGCCACGCCGCACGTATGATACAGGCTCTCAGCAGTGTGATTAAAAATCCCGGCAGTCTCACAATCAAATGGGATGGCTTTCCCGCACTTATTTTCGGCAGATTGCCTGACGGTCAATTTACCGTTATGGACAAATATATGTACGACAATCCCCAGGGTCGTATCACTAGTGCCCAGGGTTGGGTAGACTATGACAACGCACGTGGAAAACCACGTCCTGACCTGTACCCTAAAATTGCCAACATCTGGGCAGGTTTGGAACAGGCTGTGGGAACCAGTCCTGGTTTTTACTGGGGCGATTTGCTGTGGAGCGATCCGCTCGCACCTGCACAAGGCAAATTTGTATTCCGTCCCAATCCCTGGGGCGTTACCTACAGCATCGATGTCAACAGCGATCTGGGCAAACAGATCACCGGCAGACAGGGTGGCATTGTGGTACACACATTCATACCCAGCGATGGCGCACAACCGCAGCCTTGGAACGGTCAAGGCCTTAATATGAACACGCCAGTTGCAGTGTTGACGCCCAGTGCTAACATCGCTTTCACATTGAAAGATCCTGTGAAACTACGCAACACTGCATCAGCAGTGCTGCAAAAAAATGGTGCTCTGGCAGATCAGTTCATGGCAGGACTGGACGACAAAGGTCGTATGGCTGTAAAGCAGTATGCCAACAAATTGATCACCAAGCAAACAAACGACAGTATGGACAAATGGATAGTTAATGCCAACTTTAGCCAGAAACTAAAAAAGTTCTTGTTGGGTGAAAACAAAGATGGTTATCTGTATCAGAACAGCAAAGGCCTGGATGCCATATTCGCCATCTGGAATGCCATATACGCATTCAAGATAAACGTGACGGAACAGTTGGAAAAGCAGGTCAAAGGCATAGATCAGAGCATCAATGGGCAACCGGCTGGGGAAGGATTTGTTTTCAGCACACCGCAAGGACCAGTCAAGCTGGTAAATCGTGGCGTGTTCAGTGCGGCATTGTTTGCCAGAGGCGGTTGATATGAAAGCCAAACAGATATTCGAAGATGCACATCACACAATTTGCATTTATCCAGGCAGATTCCAACCTCCCCACCGCGGACACGCAGCCACATATCGTTTGCTTGAAAAGAAATACGGACAGGAAAACACGTTCATAGCTACCAGCAATAAAACTGATGGCGACAAGAGTCCCTTCGATTTTGCAGAAAAGAAAGCACTGCTGATTGCTGCTGGCGTACCAGCTGAGCGCATAGTACAAGTGGTAAACACATACAATGCAACAGAAATAACCAGCCAATATGATCTGTCACACACTGTTGTGTTGTATGCAGTGGGGGAAAAGGATATGGGCACTGATCCCAGATTCAGCAACTTTGTTAAAAAAGACGGCACTCCCACTTATCTGCAACCTATGATTCCTGAGCCCGAAACTGCTGACAATCACGCCTATCTTATCATCGCTCCCACAGTTGAATTCAAGATGAACGGCAAGCCCATCACTAGTGCTAGCGAGATAAGGCAGATGTTCAAGGACGCCGATCCCGCAGAACGTGCAGACATAGTGCATCAGTTGTATGGCATGGACACAGCCAGCGTGTTGAAGATCTTCGAGAAAAAGCTGATGCCAGAGCATCCTGTGCAGGACTATATCAATACTAAAAATCCTGTCAAACCTGCTAAAAAGAAAAACAAGAAACAAGAACTGGAACTTCCTGAAAACTACACTATGGAGCAGTTCGATCGCATACTGAACAATATCATTCTTGAAGCATACAGCAAAGCGGAACCAGAAAAAGAACCTGTACATCCTGGTTCTAAGATAGATCCTGATACACTGATAGATCCTGATCTAGGAGCAGTACCTGCTCGCAAACCTGTTAGCAAACAAAGCAACAGCAATGATGAATTAGAAAAAGAACTACAAAAGCGCATAGGCGAAAACTTCAAGGACGGCCGTCATCCCGAACACAAGGGTGACAGCCAGCGCCACGGTATCCCCAAGGGTGCTACTATGGCACAGGATAAAAGACTTAGTATTCCGGAAGTTGACCTTCATTATGATCCTAAATTCAAACTATCCACACATATGTATGACAAGGGATATGGCGTTACACCTCCTACTCAGTGGTCTGACGTCGGCAAAGATATGGTTATAAATCCAGATAAACCTACCATTATTGTTCCAGGCGGGAAGAAACAAATAGCGCCTGGCATCAAAGGCATGTTGAAGCAGCAGGGACGACAGCAATACGATCCAGGTACATATAAAGATTATCATCGCACTGCTTATAGTCAGGAAGATCCGGATGACATCGATACAGATGATACAGAGATGATCCAGGAACCTGTAGACGAGAACTTTGCAGATGGCAAGGGACCAGGTCGTCCGGGAGACAGCCAGCGCCACGGCATACCCAAACACGCCAGCGTCAGCACATTACGCAAGATAGCTAAACAAGGCGGCCGCAAAGGCCAGTTGGCTCACTGGCAGGCTAATATGAAAGCCGGCAAGAAAAAAGCCAACGAAGAAACCATTTACAACTGGGCGGCAGTGCCCAATAAGCCTGTTCCAGCAGCACCGGTGGATATGCGTGGTGTTAAAATCCAATCTGTGTTAAAAAAATTACATGAAACCGATCAGCAGCTGATGGACGAAGGCATATTCGATGCCATAGGTAGAGGTTTATATGGAGCCGGCGCAGTAGACAGCGGTGCCGAAGCCTTGGACGCTATCAAACAGGGCGATTGGCAGACAGCACTAGGTGCTGGTTTGGAAGCTGGTGGTAGTGCGTTGGGTATGTTACCCAAATTCAGTCTGCCCACCGCTCTAGGTGGTGTGGCATTGAGTGCATTGGGATCAGCTATAAAACCTGCCCCCAAATATCAGAATGGTTTACCTGTCCCAGATCATACACAAGCTGGAACAAAAACAGCAGGCAGGGCACCTGTGGATGTACCCAATCCTCCTATCATCAGGGATCCCGGAGCAGGCAGTGCTGCACCGAACACCACACCTGATAGCAGCACCAGCCCCAATCTAAGCACCAATAAACCCAAACCCGCTGTGAAAAAACCTCGTGCTCCAATAGCTAGTTAGTACTGCTCTGCTAGATAAATAATTCTATGAGCACCATATTTGACAAGTATAATCTTCATCGCCACATAATCGCAGAAGAACAGGATCTTTTGGAAGTCAACATGAGCCCAGGTGCTCTCAACGACTTCGCCAAGAGCGAATCAGCACAAGGTATGACCATCGGTTTCGAGATGGAACTAGTGATGAATGATTTGCCTGACGAAGGGGGTTATAGTGGTGAGTCAGAAACTGAAGCTGACATGGAATATAACGATGACTTTCCCACTGGTTCAGGTTGGCGCAATGATGTCATATCCTGGTTGGAAGGGGGCGATAATCCCAACGGTGATCGTGATGTTGAACGGACAATGGAATGGTTTGACGAACAGTTCTTTGAATATGCAGACGAGATGTTTGCTAATGCGTTAGATGAAGATGAGGATCTCCAAGAAGAAGTAAGAAAGGAGATTCATGATATCCTTGCACTTCAAGATAAACCAAGCGATACAGATGCAATAGCTGCTGAATATGATGAACAGACTGACATTTATACTGACGCAGTTGATAGAGTCAAAGAAGGTTGGCAAGAAAACGAAATAGATAATGCGTTTGATGATTTCCGCAGACAATATCGCATCAGGGACATGGAAGATTTCCTCAATTATGTAAACCGTAACCATCCCCGCATCAGTCTAAACTGGCCTTACATCACTTATTCTGGGGGCAATGGAGAAGGTGGCGATCTGGGAGATTATCTGCAAGATGTAGCTAATGAACTGGAAGTTAAATTAAAGAGAGTCAATAGTGCTTTCTATGTGGTGGTTAGCCAAGACTATCATGATGAAAGCAGAGAAGAAAACAAATTCATCATAGAGCCAGACGGCAGCATCAGTCCTCAGGGCAGAGAGTTCATTAGTCCAGCTATGCCGTTTGCAGATGGCATCGCAGCTATGCAAGTGATGTTCCAGTGGGCTCAGAACCAAGGTTATAAAACCAACCATAGCACTGGTTTCCATATGGGTATCAGCTTGCCCAATCACGAAACACAGAACATCGACCATATGAAATTCGTGCTGATGCTGGGGGATAATTATGTGCTGGAAAAATTCAATCGTGCCAAAGCACACTATGCAGTCAGCACCGCTGCCACTATGCGCGACACACTCAAAAGGAACAGCCAGGTCACAAAAGAACAGGTTGCTCAATACCTGAGACAGATGGCAGATGGTGTACAGGATCTGGCTACGGCCGAACTGAACAAGCTGCTGGTACCTAGAGGCGAGCATCGCCAGAGCGTGAACATCAAGAAAAACTATATGGAGATCCGTTCAGCTGGCGACAACTATCTGCCCAGATTCGACGAGATCCGCCTCACACTGTTACGCTATCTCAAGACACTGGAAATCAGTGCAGACGATCAGGCATATCGCAAAGAATATGCCAAGAAGCTGAGCAAATTCCTGACCAATACCAATATGATCCGCACAGTGGATCCCATCACTGGTCGCAAGAGCGTGGCTGCTAAAGAAAGCCTGGATGCCACGGTACAACGGGCTTTCGAAGAATACTTTTCAGCACTCCAGCGCGGTGAATCGGGCGATGAAGCTATCCAGAAACTCACAGAAAAATTAAATTCCTACAAAGGCGATAAGGTAGGCCAACTTAAACAACAACTGCGTAGCAAACGAGCTAATAATGATCCCAGTGCTACCAAGCTGAAATATCAGGGCAGCGACCGTGTGGAATTTTCAGCCACGGGCAGTGCTTATGATGTGCTCAACAGTTTCATCGAACAGCTGAGAGATGCTGGTATGGGTGTACAGCACGAAAAAGCCATGTATATAGAGGCTCCCAAAGGTCAGATATTATACAACGTGGAATTCCGATATCGTGCATCCACTCGCGAATTTAGTTATTGGTGCTTTGCCACTGATAAACGCGGAGCGATGGAACAAGCCAAGAAAGCCTGGAACACTGGTGCAGATCAACCTGGCGACAGTTGGTTAGCATACGAGCAGACAGGAGATAACCAGAGCCTTTACTATATCCTGAGGCACTACTTGGACAGCAACAAGACACCTCCGGCTTTACCAGTTGATCGCACTACAGGTAGTCCCGCACAGGCAGAACAGCCTGAGGAAAGGCCCATTACATACAGCTTGCGCGGTCTTGATGATCGTGGTATCGTTACTTTTACCACCACTAACGATCAATCTGCCCTAGATGCTGCTAATCGGTTCATAAGCCAACATAGCCAGTATAACTATAACAACGTAGAGTTGTTTCGTTATGCGAATGATGGCGTGAGCAGACAACCTGTCAATCTATTCAATCATACATCTCTTGGTAATGCACAAGAGCAACCAGCACAAGCTAACATACCCGCTTGGTCGCCCAACGCACGAGTCGCATACCAGCTGGTAGACAGGAATGGCAGTCCTATAACAGCCTTCACAGATGGCGCCCGCATACCTACTAACAGCCTCTTCTACGCTGCTGATAGCTTAGAAGCAGTTCGTCGTGCTGCAGATCTGGATAGGATCCATGGCCTACCGCAAGGATATCGGGTTAGACCGTTCGGTGGACCTGGCAGTGGCAGTGGTGGCCAGTCCCAGGCCAATACAGCAGGTACAAGTGAAACCTACATCATCACCTATCGTGATCCACAAGGCCATGCACATCAGACTGCTTATGATGCTAACAGCGATAGAGAAGCAGAAGCATTGTTCATGCGACAGCATCCTGCCGGCTATTGGATAGAAGCGATTGTCACTCAACAGCAACATTCAATCGAGGGCACTCCAGGTACGTTTATCGTGACTTATCTTAGCCCTCAAGGTAATGAGCAGCAAACCACATATAATGCCAATAGTGCTACCGAGGCTGCATCCTTGTTCCGTATTCACCACCCGGCCAGCTATCGCTTACACCAGATAGAAAGAGTGCGAGAGAGCGTAGGTGAAAGCGCAGAAGTCACAGAAACTCTGAAGAAAGTCAAAGGAAAATGGGCTCTGGTCAGTAGACAGAATCCAGAAAAAGTGCTACAATACTATCATGGATCAGGTCACCCCAGCAAAGAATGGGTAAGCAAGGTGGAACGCAGAGTACACAGTTTCGAAAGCACTCTAAACGAATATGATGTCCGCGGTTACACGCTGAAAAGTGTATTTCCAGACGGTGACATACAGGTTAGCGGTCACGTGTTGGATCGTGCAGATGAGTATCACGTCAGCAAGCGTGAGATAGACACCTGCTTGCATCTGGCTGGACAAAAATATCAGAGACGTTTGTTCGATCTGGAAAATGTAAACTTTGTCGTCCGCAGCCATGGCGTGGGAATAAGCCTGGCTGTGAGCAAAGTGGAAGGAATAAACGGATACTACTATAAAGTCCGCACACTGCACAGACAGCTGAGAACAGGTGTGGGCCAGGACGTATTGATGGTGGAAGACAGTTTCCCCGCCCACCAACCTTTCCGTGTGTATCTGGATATGGACGGCGTGCTGGCTGATTTCTTCGGCGAATGGAGCAGATTGTCTGGTGTCAATCACTACAAAGACATAGCAGATGTGGGTGCAAAGCTACAGATGGTCAGAGAACATCCCACATTCTGGACCAACCTGCCAGTGCTACCACACGCCAAGACACTGGTACGTGCTGTGATAGATATGTTCGGTGAATATTACATTTGCAGCAAGCCGCTGGAAGGCGATCCTCGCAGCGCACCAGGCAAACGTGCCTGGATACAGCGTAACCTGTCGGAAATGCCACCAGCTGACATCGTGCTTACCAGCAACAAGGCGGAGTTTGCTACCACTGAGACTGGCCCAGCCATATTGATAGATGATTATGGCATCAATGTGAATCAGTGGCAGATGGCTGGTGGTATCGGTCTTAAATACGAAGACACTCCCGCAGGCACCAACTTGTCACACGTACTCAAAGTGTTGCAAACGTTCGCCAAAGCAGGAAGCCAACTATGAGGGCTAATAAATGTACAGCGACCATCATGTCTGGGATCAAATATACAACATTTGTTTAACTTATACCGATACAACGCCTGCAATAAAAACTACAGATATCAAGAAAAAAGCTGCTAGATATCTGGCTATGGATCAGAAATCCAAGATAACCAAAAGCGATCAGAGACGCATCTGTGCCAAAGCAAAAAAAATCAAAAAACACAGTGAAAAGATGCTGAAACTACAGGAACAACTGATGGCTAAAAAAGTCATACAGGTTTATAATGGATGATTTTGATTTTTACGTTATCCTGAGACCAGTTGATAAAATTAAAACAAAATTTTATAGAGTGTATGCTTTTGTAAAAAAAGACAATCATGCTCATAGACAATTATTGGTAGAGCGAGATTGTACTGGATTAAAAGACAATCAGTGGATCATAGAGAGATTTACCTTGCGCCTAGATAAAACCAATGCCAAAGTAAATCTGGTATGCGAAGCAAATGATGGATCTTTGGAAATCTATGAAGTTGCCTATAATGGTGGCAAATTTTTTAATATTTTAAACACTAATCTCTACTCCTTTAACGCTTATCAGATTGATTTCAATTTAACATGTTCATAATAAATATGCTAAGAGGAAAATAACCTATGGCATACACTATCAAAGACAATCCAATTCATGGTAAACTGCTAGCAGATAGCAAAAATAAGATAGTTGTCACAGACTATAAAAAAGCTGTGCAACTGGCAGAAAATTACAGCGGTATCAATGTATTGAAAGCAAGTCCTGGCCGATTCATGGTACAGTTACCTGAACACGTCAACAGCATAGAAGAATGTGATTGCCAGAACAACGATATCAGCTATTCCAGTGGTATGCCTAATCCTGCTAGTTACAACCAATATCCTGATCACGAAGTACAGATGGCCAGACAGGAATTGTATCGCACAGCCAAGCTGGCCATGATGACACACGAATTGCTCAAGCACGTGGGCGAGCGCCAGGGCCTGGAAGGCTGGGTGCAGAGCAAACTGACTCGCGCAGCGGATTACATCGAGACAGTATATGGCTACTTGGATTACGAGATGCGCTATCCCAGCGAAATGTACGAATCAGCGCCAGTAAAAAAAAACAAAGGCAGAATAAAAGAAGCGATTAAACCCATAACACCATTACCCAGACTGGGCCCAGCCCCACGAGGTATGGAAGGCAGTCCCATCACACTCAGTACAGAAGATCCACAGAATCCCGGTCGTCCTCCCATCAGGGCGGAAAAGGTGCCAGGAATGGTCAAGATGGTACCAGTGGATGACAACGGTCAAGCAGAAGGTCCGCCCATCGATGTTCCTGGTTTCGAAGTGGCACTGAAGCAGAAAGCCGGATACAAAGTGATCGGTGAGATGGCCAGTGCCGGTGCAAGCAGTGCCGGTGGTATGGCTGGCAGCCCAGCAGCTGGTGCAGGCAGTTTGTTTGGAGGTAATTTCCAACAACGTGGCAATCCTTTCCGTAAAAAGAAGAAAAAAGTGCGTGAAGTTATAATGAAACCAGAAGATATGTCTGATGAAAAACAAGACAGGATCAATAACAATAGACCGGAAGACACCACTGATATAATCAACAGGATGAAAACTAACCGTGCTATGGATACGTTTCAATCTGGAATGCCCGACATCCTAAAACAAGTGAAAAAAGTCCGGGAAACAGATGATGATCCATTGGTGAAAAATCTGCCACCCATCAACACCACAGGTGACAATAGCCGTACTGCCAAATTGGCCGCTGCTGCCACAGGTAGCACAGCGGCAACCCCTGCCGCTACAAACAGCCGTAAAAGCGCACAAGATTTCATGAAGATGGATACAAAAGAAAGCAGCACTGGTCCCAAATTCACTGGCTATTGGAAAGGCAAAGACAAGGGCAAGCCCGGCAACAAGATGGTAGGAAGCAACTGATATGAGAGCATATGAAATTATCACAGAAAATTTTGACAAAAGCCATGGCAGTGCCTATGATTGCGGCGGTGCAGACAGCTGGTATGGCCGCAGATTTGCTCCACACAAATATGTTGAAATGCCAAATGGCAACCGCCAACGTGTGGAATTGACAGATCCCGAAGAGATAGCTGCATACAAGGCAGGCTATGAGGCTGAAGGCGGTCAGGGTAAAAATTATGGCGAAAGCGTAACAGAAGCGGCTAACGCTGCACAACAGGCCGCTATCGCAATCAGCATGAAGAAAGCTGGCAAGAAACCCAAACGCAAGATGAAAGAGGATGAAGAGCAAAGCTCATATCCCACTGATGCTCCCATCGGCACCAAATACGGCAGTTTCAGGACACCAGGTGGTGTCAAGATGAACAAGTTCACAGGACCTGAAATGGTACCTGATATCAGACCTGCCAGGTTAGGCGCCCCCAAGGCACGTTTTCCAGTCGATGCACCAGTAGGCACCAAATATGGCAGCTTCACTGATAAGGATACTGGTGAACAGATGGACAAGTATGTGGGCCATGAGCTGACACCACACTTCCAGCCTCGTAGCAAGGGTCCTTGGATACCCAAACCCGACGATACGGCAGCACAAGGTACACCAGCGCACGACGAAGCCACTTTTAAAACCACAGAGAGCGCAAAAAAAGGCCTGTATTATAATGTAAATAAACGTAAGGAAAAAGGCACCAGTCGCAGCAAGAACGATCCTGGAGCACCCAGCGAACAGGATTGGAAAAACGCCGCAAAGACTGCTAAAAAATAAGGAATAGTAATATGGCCAAAGCACCCAAGCAAACTGTAATACAAAAAAGAATAAGTGTTAATAAGAAAACAAGTCAGGGTTTGGGTAATATCAAGATGGCCAGTATGAACAAAAAAACCAAAGCCAGCTTTAAAAAGTACAGAGGACAAGGCAAATGAGTGATATGCGTGAATTGATCGACAGATTGACTGCAATCAGTGAAGATCGTCCTGCCAAAGGTGATGGTATCTATCTGGAGTTTGGCAACACTCTCTGTGTGGAATCAGAAATCATCGATATCACAGAATCAGGTGATTTTATCATCAGTGGGGATGACAGATTCATGCGTGTTGTGGAAAGCCTGGAACTCATGGAAGCTGAGTATCATGGTCGCAAAGTGCCTCTGAACAAGCCTATGCGCGGCGATGTTAAGAAAAGCAAAGTATACGTCAAGGATCCCAAGACAGGTAACATCAAGAAAGTCAACTTCGGCGATAAAAAGATGCGTATCAAGAAAAGCATCCCTGGTCGTCGCAAAAATTTCCGTGCCAGACATCATTGTGAAAATCCCGGACCCAAGACCAAAGCCAGATATTGGAGTTGCAGGGCCTGGTAATGAGAGCAACAGAATTCATCACAGAAGCAGATGCTGTTGCTAAAAAACCTGCTGCTCCGGCTGCAGAAGTTAACCCTGAAAGCAATTTTGGTACCGCTGTACAAAATGCCATAGGCAGTGCCATCAAGAACAGCCCTATAGGCAGTGCTATCGATACGGTAGACGCCATCCGCAAAGGCGATGTGGGCGGCGCTGTGGGGTCTGCTGTTGGTGGCGTAGGTAGGACCGCAGGCTATGCTTTGGGTGGCCTTCCTGGATTGGCTGTTGGTTCAGCATTAGATGCTGCTGGCAACGCTATCAAAAACACTACTACTGGAGGGGCTGCACAGGTCAATCCCAATAAGCCAACAAAACCCAAGAAGATAGCCGAAGCCAGCGGTCACATTCCCAAGGACGAAGAAGAAGCAAAAGATCCCCGCTACAGCAATGCACTGACTGTGGACATACATCCTGGCGAAGATGCCAAACAAGCAGCCAAATTAGGGTTCCAATTAGACAACGGTCGCCCACCACTTCTAAGCACGTCAGGCAAACGATGAGTGTCCTGGAATACAATCGTAGCATCAACCCCCTGAGAGAATCCAAACATACAGATTATCACGGTCCCAGTGACAGTGCAGAAAACCGTCGTGCCAACTATACCGGCCCAGAATACACATACAGATTCAATGATCAGGGATTTAGATCTCCCGAACTAACACCCAATGATCCCTGTATAGTCAGTTTTGGATGCAGTATCACTATGGGTCAAGGCGTACCAGAAGAAAAAAGATTTGCCAATTTGTTAGCAGAAAGATATGATCTGAACCATTACTGCTTTGCAGCTGGCGGCAGTGACAACTTGTGCATTTTTAAAAATTTCACAAGTTTTTTCAAAAATAATCTGGAAGGTTTGGATACCAAGTTAGTGGTAATATTGTGGAGTTTTCCCAGTAGAGTAAGCATTTGCAAATTAGATGCAAAAGGTTTACCTTGGGAACGTACTTTAGTAAATGACGAATCATATCCTGACGATGATGAGCTTGCTGATTTTCACCTTGGTTGGATCAATCATAGTGCCGATCTTTATACACTGCAATTTATCAAAGCAGCAGATATCATTGCTAAACTAGCAGGTATAAAATTGGTGCAGCTTTGTATCGAAGATATTAAAACCCCCTATCTGCCTATAGACAGTTTCCATAGTAAACCCGATTGGTACAAGCATCCTTCCTTGTTAGGTATCGTGGATCTGGGCAGAGATATACATCCAGGTATGGCTAGCCATCAAAATATTGCAGATATAATTATAGATATTTGCGATATGCAACAGTGGCGATTTTGATAAATAAAATATGCGTGTAAGAGAAATAACAGAAGCTGTGATGAGTGTGGGCATACAAGGTCGTAGCCCAGTGAGTCCAGGCGCACGTGGTTTGATGGCCAGTCGTTGGAAGTACAAGACTGTCACAGATGCAGCAGAACCTGTGAATATGAAAAATGCTGTAGCTAGGCTAGCTGCCAAATTGGATGACGTGGAAAAGATCGATTACGACAGCATAAATGATCTGATGCAACAGATTTGTATGACACAGGCCATAGACCCCAAAGATCTACATAAAGAATTTGTCAAAAAATATAATTTGACTCCTGATCGTTATGCTGTTAAATTAAAGCATGATAGAAAAAACAGACCCCGTAGCGTTTAAAACGCCAGATCCCAGACTACACTTATACATCAGCCTCGTCAAAAGCGGTTTAAGGTTAGGTGCAGGCACCGCACTTATCTTCAATGATCCTGTGCTTGCAGGTGCTCTACTGATAGCAGCAGAACTCCTAGGTATTGCTGAGGAGCTGGTATGAGCACCACAGCCTACGACGATCAATTTGTAACAATAAACACTCACGGCAGTGGAAGCGGTGCTGGAACAACCTATACCGGATATGGTGCTGTTCCACCATTAGGTGCCGGCGCTGTTGGTGCCACTGGTAGTTTTTCAATTCCAAGTGGAACATTAAGTATTGGTAGTAATAGTCCACAGTGGAGCAGTATAGGTTCAGGATCAACATCAATGACCACAAGTATCTTAAGTATAATGGCTGAGGGCGATGGTGACGCTATGATCAAAACCAAGAAGAATACCATCAACCTGGACCAGATGGCCACTATGATGGAAACCGTTAAAGAACGATTGCTGATCTTGGCACCAAATTTCGAATTACATGAAAAATATCCAGCACTTAAAGAAGCCTATGAACACTACAAAGTGTTGGAAGCAATGATGGCGGCCGACGATAAATAATCGATGCTGCCAGTAACACTTAATGAATATGCACTAGATAATCTGAGTTTGAGCCATTGCCTGCGTCGTACTCGCACCAGTCCCAGGTACAACGTGCAATTAGTGGAATCAGGTATCCGTATCACAGATAATGAACACTTCGACATCTGTCTCACAAGCGATTTCCAATATGTAGAGGGCGCACCTGTATTCGTGTACAAAACTCTCAGCGAAAGCTGTGCATACAGCAAACGCCAGGAAATCACGGACTGGCTGGAAAGAGCTAAGATTAAATTTGAATCCGGCTACATTTAGTAGTATAATATCAATCAATGGAGTGATCAATGAGTACCAGAAACTTTAACCCGGAAGAACGGGCGAAACTTAAATCCCTTATGACCGAAAGCATGGGTGTTATGACAGAGATCGAAGTGCTGTCAGGCGGGCTGAACGATACAATCAGCGCCATCGCAGAAGAAATGCAGATTAAACCCAGTGTATTAAAGCGGGCAATCAAGATGGCACAGAAACGCGACTTCGATCGTGTGCGCGATGACCTGGATCTGATCGAAAGCATCCTCAATAGTACAGATAAATTGCAGAATCCCGAAGACTAAATTATAATAAGCCGTAGCGATACGATGCAGTATGGTAGGCCAACCACAACAGGCCAGGAGTATAAATGAGTTATGTAGATGCTCTGCTGGATAGGCAGAAAGAAAGAATCCACGTGGTTGAACGTGTGGATGGTAAAAGAGTATACAAAGAGTTTCCAGTTGTTTATACTTTTTATTATGCAGATGCCAGAGGAAAATGGCAGAGCATCTACGGCACACCTGTTAGCCGTGTAAGCACACGCAGCAGCAAAGAGTTTCGCAAGGAACTGGCTGTACATTCAGGCAAAGAGATTTTTGAGAGCGACATCAATCCCATCTTCCGCTGCCTAGCAGACAACTATCTGGAAAAAGATGCTCCGGAATTGAACATAGCGTTCCTGGATATCGAGACCGACTTCGATAGCAAGCGTGGCTACAGCACGCCGGCTGATCCCTTCACTAAGATCACTGCGGTAACTGTATATCTCAACTGGATGGACCAGCTGATAACGCTGGCTATACCGCCAGCTGCGATGACATTAGAGGAAGCCAATCAGATCGCTGCCAAATTCGACAACACGTTCATGTTCCAATCCGAAGCAGAGATGATATTGACGCTGCTGGATCTGATCGAGGATGCGGATATCCTGTCAGGTTGGAACTCAGGTGGATTTGATATTCCCTATCTGGTCAATCGCACTGCAAGGGTATTGAGTAAAGATGATACTCGTCGTTATTGTCTGTGGAATCAGTTTCCCAAGGAGCGTGTGTTTGAAAAATATGGCGCGGATCAACTTACTTTTGACCTGGTTGGCCGGGTTCACATGGATTATATGGAACTGTATCGTAAGTATACTTACGAAGAGCGCCACAGTTACAGCCTTGATGCTATCGGCGAGTATGAACTGAACGAACGCAAGACAGCATACGAAGGCAGCCTGGACCAGTTGTACAACCAGGACTTCGAAACATTCATCACATATTCCAGACAGGATGTGGCACTGCTGGACAAGCTGGACAAGAAGCTCAGGTTCATCGATCTGGCCAACGAACTGGCACACGCCAACACCGTGCTGCTACAGACTACCATGGGCGCAGTGGCCGTGACCGAGCAGGCTATCATCAACGAAGCACATCGTCGCGGTATGGTGGTACCCAATCGCAAGCAAAAGACAGACACTAGCGAAACACAAGTGGCTGGTGCTTATGTGGCTTATCCTAAAAAAGGCTTGCACGAATGGATCGGTGCTATCGACATCAACAGCCTGTATCCGTCAGCCATTCGTAGCCTGAATATGGGGCCAGAGACCGTGATAGGCCAACTGCGGCCCATCATGACAGACGCTTACATCAGTGCCAAATTAGCTGAAGGCAAGAGCTTTGCCTCAGCTTGGGAGGGACTGTTCGGCAGCCTGGAATATGAAGCAGTGATGCGACAGGATCCAGCCACAGAGATCACTGTGGATTGGGAAAATGGCGAATCGGAAGTGTACAGTGCCAAGCAGTTGTACAATGTTATATTCAATACAAACAAACCCTGGTGTGTCAGTGCCAATGGCACACTGTTCAATCTGGAAAAACAGGGCGTGATTCCCGGCTTGTTGGAACGCTGGTATGCCGAGCGTAAAGAACTGCAAGCCAAGATGAAAAGCAGTAACGATCCCAAGACCCGTGCGTTCTGGGACAAACGTCAGCTTGTGAAAAAGATTAACTTGAACAGCCTATATGGTGCTATCCTCAACGGCGGATGCAGGTTCTTCGATCAACGCATCGGACAGAGCACTACACTGTGCGGCCGTGCCATCGCCAAGCATATGGATGCTACAGTGAATCAGATGATCACTGGCGATTATGATCACGTGGGCAAGGCCATCATCTATGGTGATACCGATTCGGTGTATTTCTCGGCCTGGCCCACCATACAAGCCGATGTGTCCAGAGGACAGATGGAATGGGACAAGGACATCTGTGTGCAACTGTATGATCAGATAGCCGAACAGGTAAATGCCACATTCCCTGACTTCATGCATCAGGCGTTCCACACCACACCAGAGCTGGGTAGCATAATCAAAGGTGGTCGTGAACTGGTGGCCAACAGTGGATTGTTCATCACAAAGAAACGCTATGCTGTGCAGATCTATGATCTGGAAGGCAAGCGCCTGGATACAGAAGGCAAGACAGGCAAAGTAAAAGCAATGGGCCTGGATCTCAAGAGATCAGATACTCCCAAGGTAGTACAGGACTTCCTAAGCGATATCTTGCAACAGGTGCTTAACGGTGCCAGCAAAGACCAGATCATCACTGCAATCAGACAGTTTAAGACCGAGTTTACCAGCAAGCCAGCTTGGGAGAAAGGAACACCCAAGCGTGTGAACAAGCTCACATACTACGGCGACCTAGAGAAGAAGCAGGGCAAAGCAAATATGCCCGGACACGTTCGTGCAGCTATCAATTGGAATCATCTGAGACGATTGCACAGCGACAAGCACAGTATCGAGATAGTGGATGGTATGAAAACCATTGTTTGCAAATTGCGTAACAATCCACTGGGATTGACCAGCATCGGATATCCCACGGATGAAAGCCGTATTCCCAACTGGTTTAAAGAATTGCCGTTTGACGATGCTGATATGGAAGCATCAATCATTGACCAAAAGGTGGAAAATCTTTTGGATGTGCTGGAATGGAACATCAGCCAGAGCACAAATATCCGCAGTAACTTCAACAAATTGTTCAGTATGTGATGCTAATACAACAGGCCCAGCACAATTATAACCAGGTTAAACAGGCCGCTGAATTCTATATCACTTACGGCCAAGCTCACAGAAATTATCAGGAAACCTGTGATTGTTTTATAAAGTTGATGGATCAGTTGGAAAAAAGTCTGGAATATGGCAAAACACAATTATTGTTGAACAGCAACAATCTATGTACCACACTACAAAATAAAGATGTGCAACAACGTCTGGATTTCGTAGAGATCAATCGTTTCAATGACCTAGAAGTAAATGCACTCGTACACTTGATATTTCAAAACAGTGCAAATAATATTCCTGGAATGGAATTGTTCCCTGGTACTGGTCAGTTTTTACCTCACGCTGTGGCAATGGAGCCGTTGTATGTGGCTGACAAATATCCAGAAATCCTGGAAAACGCAGTAAAAGTATTTAATAATGAGTTTTATGCTGATCGTAGAGTACGCAAAGTCCTAGTCATACCTGAAGACATCAGCAGTATACCAGTGGGTGCTTTGGGGTTGGTCTATTGTTTCAATGAATTTTTTATGGCCAACACGGATTATATCCTAGCTTGGGCAAAGCAAGTGCTCATCATGTTGTACACAGGGGGAAAATTTGTTTTCAATTTTCTACCTGACGATCAAATTTGGGCTCAAGACCAGTGCCTGGCTCACAATTTTAGTGTGGTGAATGTAAACAGACTTTGCACAGAATTGGAAATTATGGGCTATGACATAGAAAGATGCGTTATAAAGGAACTGAGATGCAGCCATATCGTAGCGGTCAAACGTCTGGGTCATTCCATACCCAGATTAAAAGTTGGTCCCAGTGTTGCAGAAATTATTGAACTATGATACAAAAACCTATATACTATAAGAAAAGGAAAAGAGTATGAGAGATTATCTATTAGACATTGTGGAACACGTACTGCCCACTGGTGTATTGAGTCTGGTCAAAGTCACTGGCACCGATAAGACAACAACCTTGGCATCAGCTGACACCAGCAACGTGCTGTTGCTCAACGCCACGTTCCACGAACCACATCCTGATTTTGAAGGTGTGTTTGGTTTGCCCAATCTGCCCAATTTGAACACCATCCTTAATATTCCTGAATACAGGGAAAATGCAACCATTTCCATCGTGAGAGAAAATGTGGATGGCGAACAAAAGCCACGCAGCATCCAATTTAAAAATGCCAATGGTGATTTCAACAACAACTTCCGTTTGATGTTGGACTACTTGGTTAAAGATAAAATCAAAGACATCAAATTCAATGGTACTAATTGGAACATCACACTGGAACCCACTGTGGCTAGCATCAGCAGATTGAAATACCAGTCGCAGGCTCACAGTGAATATGAAAATTTCACTATCAAAACTGATGGCAGCGATTTGAAATTTTTCTTTGGTGATCCCAGTGGACACGCTGGTAATTTCACATTCCAGAGCGGTGTGGCAGGAAAAATTACCAATAGCTGGGAATACCGTGTGACACTATTCCAGTCTATCTTGAATCTGTCGGGCGATAAAGTGGTACAGTTCAGTGATGATGGTGTGATCCTTATCACTGTAGACAGCGGCTTGATCAAATACGAATACTACCTGCCAGCATTGACAAAATAATGACAAATAGAGTAGATCTTAAAACCAATCAGGAAGACTATGCACTGTTCCTGCCAGCGTTAAGTGGATTCTATTCCACTTACATTGGCAAGCAACGGTTTGCTGAGTATGTGGATCCGGCTCGCATACCCGCCGGGCTAGGTGGTATGGAAGGACTTAATTTTCTCAACAGCAAAGAAGGTCTTTTCCACTATCCCTGGTGCTTGTATTCAGCGGGCCACGCCAATCTGGAAATCGGTGTCGATCCCAAAGAAGATATGGTCAGGAACCGTGAAGAAGGCAGCTTCATCCTGGGCGACTCAGGCGGTTTCCAGATAGCCAAAGGCGTCTGGGAAGGAGACTGGCGAGCCAACAGTGGTTGCGATAAAGCACAAAAGAAACGTGTGCAGGTGCTGAACTGGATGGAAGAATATATGGACTATGGTATGGGTCTGGATATTCCTGGTTGGGTAGGTCGCACTCCACGTGGGCGCGAAGCTACTAAGATCAGCACATATGGCGAAGCTGTGGAAGCATCCAAGTATAACTTTGAATACTGGATGCGCCACAGGCAGCACAAGTGCAAATTCCTCACAGTTTTGCAGGGTGATAACCACAAGCAGGCCGATGAGTGGTATGATGAGATGAAGAAGTATAGTGATCCCAAACAGTTTCCTGTGGATCATTTCAACGGTTGGGCTATGGGTTCGCAAAACAAATGTGATCCACATCTGGTGCTGAAACGTCTGGTGTCACTGATCTATGATGGCTTGCTGGAGTCAGGTGTGCAAGACTGGATCCATTACTTGGGTACCAGCAAACTGGAATGGGCAATGATGTTCACAGACATCCAACGTGCCATCCGCAAGTATCATAACCCCACGCTCAGCATCAGTTTCGACTGTGCTAGCCCATTCCTAGCCACAGCTAACGGGCAAGTATACCACGAAAACCGTCTGGCAGATCGTGGCAAGTGGATGTACAAGATGAGCAAGTGTGTGGACGACAAGAAGTATGCCACAGACCCCAGACTATTCCGCGATGCTGTGATGCAGGACGGATTGTTCACAGACTTTATCAAGAGTCCTATCATCGATGCTTGCGGTATCAGCGACATCTGCCACTACAAACCCGGCGATCTCAACAAGATCGGCAAGGAAGGCCGTACCAGCTGGGACAGCTTCAGCTATGCACTACTGATGGGGCATAATATCTTTGCACACTTGCGAGCAGTGCAAGATGGCAATGCCAGATATGACATCGGAATTGTGCCAGCAAGCCTGGTGCAAGAGAAGTTTGATCGTATCTTCTTCCGTGATGTGGTGGACCGCATCTTTGGTGCAAAAAGTCGTGCAGAAGCTGATCGTTACGTGGAAGAACACAATCGCTGGTATATGGACATCGTGGGCAGCAGTGCCAATGGATTCTTGGGTAAGAAAGCTGTTAACAGTACCACGGCTTACGGCACGTTGTTTCAGGAAGTGGAGTATGAACCTACGACAGCCAGAGACGACAGTGGTCTAGATGAGAAGAAACTGGATAAACTGGAACAACAAATTGATTGACTTCTATACTAAGCTAGTGTAAAGTATTATCATAACAATTACAGGAACAGTTATGACAGACGATAACGCAGATCTCAGCAAGCGGATCTATCTGGAATGTGAATGTACCGATTTCGACCACACTGTGAGAGTCAGCCTGTGGGATTGGAACAACTATACCGATACCAGCAAAAGCCAACCACCGGAAATGATTGTGGAATATCATCTAAATAACCACGAAAACTGGTATCAGCGTGTATGGTCTGCTATCAAGTATGTGTTCAATCGTGAAAGCATCGTGTATCACGATGTCATGGTTGATCACAAAGGCGTGGAAAGATTGGAAAAGTTGTGCCAGGATTATCGTCTGGCACGTGAAGTATACAAATTAGGAACATCAACAGATGGCAAATAACGACTTATATGTAACCAGTGCGCTGGTAAACAAATTGACAGAGGCAGCACAGACACCTATTCCTGATGCTATCATCGATCCCAAAGATTTAATCACCGAGCCCTTTATCAAACGACCTTATGGCGATCATACGGAACGCTACTGCGAGATCTGGGTCAAGTTCCAGCTGGAAGGCATCCACAAATATCCAGCAGCACTGAATGATCCCAGCCTGGCCGATGTGCAGTTTTTAGGTTACCCACATCGTCATATGTTCCATTTCCGTGTGGGCATCGAAGTCTTCCACGACGATCGTGACATCGAATTCATCCAGTTCAAACGCTGGCTGATCAGCTTGTATGGCGGCAGCAACGAGCCTGTCATCCAGCTGGACTACAAGAGCTGCGAGATGATCGCAGACGAACTTTATGAACAGATCAATACCAAATACCCTGGCAGAAACGTAACAATAGAAGTAAGCGAAGATAATGAAAATGGCTGTTATGTCACATACAAAAAGGCAGAATACAATGATTAAGAATCGTACAGTGAATCGTGTTTTTGAAGATCTGGAAGCCTATCAGGCTTTTTGTGTAGAGTATGGTTTCCGCTTCGACGAAGCAGATCTATACAAGCGCAACACACCATATGGCCAATTCGAGAGGGCCAAACGAGGTGATCCCGTGCGTAACAACTGGCAGATCGACGGCGCACAATTTGCAGACGCTGAAACCCGTATGCACTGAAAAGGCACTGCCAGGTGTTCTTGCCCTACATACATAAACCCATAATCTATACACAATTCGACGATAACAATATCGTCGAATTTCCTGTCGATGGCAATGTATTCACACGCCAAAACATAATGTATTCTGTCAAACGCTGGTGTACTGAACAGGGTCTGCGAAACGGCACAGATTACTTGTTTATGAAAATGCAAGCTGACAACAAACATATACCCGTATGGTTCAAAGAACAGTGTTACGCCAGTATGCTTGCCATGGTCTTATATGCAAAAGACTGATGAAAACATAACTTTCGACAGCAAGAAAATCACGAACAGACCTGTGAACAATGGATATTGGATAGGTCCCGGAGATGGTTACGAAGGCGCCCTTAACGCAAATTATCAGGATGTGGAAGCAGCACTGATAATCGCCAACAGATTGGGCCAACAGGGATACCAATATCATACAGACTACACATTTGTCACCTGCGGTTTAGACGGTGTGACACTATATTTTTATAATAAAGAAGCTGCAACATTTGCGATATTGCAGTGGGATATATTGACTAGACAGTGGTAAAGGTAGTAGAGTATAAACATGAGCAAAAAACAAAACAAAAGAGTAGTACTAGTAACAGGTGGTTTCGATCCACTGCACAGCGGACATATCAAATATATCACAGAAGCAGCAAAGCTGGGCGATATGCTGGTAGTGGGCGTCAACAGCGACGCCTGGTTGACCAGGAAGAAGGGCAGGCCTTTCATGCCCTGGCTGGAACGTGCATCGGTGATCGATGCGCTTAAACCAGTTGACGTGGTCATCGACTTCAATGATGACAACAACAGCGGCGCACACGCTATCCAGCAAGTGCTGGATATGTATCCAGATGCCACGATCGTATACGCCAACGGCGGTGATCGTGGACAAGGCAATATTCCCGAACAGGATCTGATCGATGATCCCAGGCTGGAATATGTTTTTGGTGTGGGTGGCGATGACAAAGCCAACAGCAGCAGTTGGATCCTGCGTAATTGGCAAGCACCGCGTACCGAACGCATCTGGGGCCACTATGATGTGCTGACAGAATATCCGGATGTCAAACTGAAAGAACTGGTAGTGGAACCTGGCAGATGCCTCAGTTATCAGCGACATTTCAAACGCAGTGAAGTGTGGTTTGTTCGCTCTGGCGTGGCACGTATCATCTATAATTTCGATCAGACCGAATACACAGAGCTGATCGACACTCACGGAGTGTTCGTGATCCCACAAGGCGGCTGGCATCAGCTGATCAATCCTGGTAAGGATCCACTGCACATCATCGAGATCCAATATGGTGAAGCCTGCCTGGAAGAAGATATCGAGAGAGTGAATCAGTGATAAACAACATCTATATCGTACCCATAGAACCCATCGACCAGCGTTATACACGCCAGTGGTATGACAACATCCCTGCCATCCTCGATGACATCATCGAGCGGTGGGAGGTGGACTACCAAGTCACGACCATAGATGGGGAGCAGCCCAAGACCGGCACCACAGCTGGTGCCTTCCTGGACTTTGCTGTGACCAATCAGTACAAAGCCAGCCAGACACAACGCATCGCAGAATTGTTCACAGCTGGTAAAGTTTTGCCAGGCGACAAGTTTCTTATCACGGATGCCTGGAACTTCGCCATAACTGCCATCAGATACATGAGCGACCTGCTGGACATTCCCGTGGAGATACACGGTATCTGGCACGCCGGTGCCTATGATCCCACGGACATCCTGGGTATGAAGATGCAGAAGCCCTGGCCCTGGCGCCAGGAGGCTGCCTGGTTCTATGCCTGCGACTACAACTATTATGCAACTGAATTCCACAAGAAATTGTTCTTGACAAATCTGGGTATCGATCCCAGTGCCTGGCACAAGGCTATTCGTTCGGGTCAGCCGCACGAATTGATCGTCAACGAAGTGCGAGCACATCGTCAGAGCAAGCGTGAAAAAACCGTGATGTGGCCACACAGGCTCAATGCTGACAAGCAACCAGAGATCATGCGTGATATATCCAAACATATGACAGTTGTTGTCACACAGGAACAAAACTGGAGCAAGCAGGAATACTATCAGCAGTTGGGCAAGACCAGCGTGGTGTTTAGTTGCAGCCTGCACGAAAATCTGGGCATCAGCCAGATGGAAGGTGTGTTAGCTGGTGCTATCCCAGTAGTGCCGGATCGTGCCAGCTACAGCGAAATGTATCCTGACATCTTTAAATATCCCACCGAGTGGACCAACAGTGTGGACAACTATTACAAACACAAGGATCGTATGATCGGTTTAATTGCGGATCGTATGGAAAACTATCAGTATTACGCCGATGCTCTGGCTGAATGTGAAAACAATTTGATTGCCAACTATTTAAATGCTAGTATAATGATAGGTAAACTCATAGGAAAAAACAGTGACTGAAATAAGCAAAATTATTAAACAGCGTTTGGATGAAGATGGCAAGCGTTATTGGGCTGGTGATAACATCAGCGAATATATCGGGCCAGGCGAGCGAGACAAGCTGATCGACGAATTGAATGCCAAGTTCGATGCGGTACTGGATAGCCTAGTGATCGATCGTGCGAACGATCCTAACAGTCGCGACACGGGCAAGAGGCTTGCCAAGATGTACGTGAACGAGCTGATGCGAGGTCGCTACTATCCAGCACCGGATGCAACTAGTTTTCCAAATGAGATGGAGGATCGCTATGAAGGAATGTTGGTGGTCAGGAGCGAATTGCGTAGTGTTTGTAGCCACCATCATCAACCTGTCAGTGGTGTTGCTTACATCGGTATTATTGCTGCCGATCGCCTTATTGGTCTCAGCAAG